TTAGAAATTCATGTGTCCCTGACCACTATTTAATGGGTGTGGCGGAGCATGATCGACAAGTCCAGGGGTAACAATGTAGCGCACGACGGTTTCATGGGTAACAAAAGTGGTGCCACAATTAATATTTTGGCACTGGCAGTAGCGTTCTTTTGTGTTATCAGACACCCGAAAGCTACTACGAGTATGTGCAGCATGTCCGCATTTCGGACAATTCATCATATCCGTCTCTCCCCACCGATTCCTCGCAATCACATAATGATACACTACACATCCATTTTGTGAACAAAATCATTCCATTTCTAAATCATCAATTTTTACTTCAAGCTCCAGACTGGTAGTAAAACCATTATCCGGGCTGACCGTATGCGTCAAAGTTGTAATGGTCCATTCGGCATCGTCGATAGGCTGCTTAAAGCCGCTCACCTTTACCGGCATTTCGGTGTAGAGATCTGCCCGGCCCTCAGCGAGCTGCAGGGAGAAAGACGCAACACCACGCTGCAGGCGCTCCCATTGCATTTTTGCCGCACGCTCAGCATTGCTGCGGTTTGCGTAAGTACGATTAAGAACCAGCACGTTTTCATCCGTTCCCACCAGATAATCACCCTGTTTTGCTTCCGGCTCTTTGGGCGCGGTGGTTTTCTTCCGGCGGCGCTTAACCTTGGTTGTTTCTTTTTTCTTGGGTTCGCGAGTATGCAGCCAACTGGCAATTACACCGGTATAAGCACCACGATCAGCCAGGGTAAAACGATGACCGTCACCGGCTTTACGTTCAATGGTGATAACCGGCAACGGCTTACCGCTCGCTGTTCTTCCCTGCCCCTGCCTGATAAACAGCAGGTTTCCATCCTTAACGGAAGCAATCGCCCCATACTGGCGCGCCAGCTTCATCAGGAAACTGGCATCGCTTTCATTGGTCTGGTCCATGTGATCCAGCGCCTTATCCGTCAGGTCTTTACCCAACGCCATTTTGAGGTCATGCCGTGCTGCGATTTCCTTTACCACATCGCCAACGGTTGTCTGGTGCCATGACTTTTCGCGCCGGGTATTGAGGGTTTCACGAAAATCAGCACTACGTGCGCGAATGGTCAGGCGGTCAGGGGCACCGCTATGCTCAATCTCATCCACCGTGAATGCCCCTTTTGGGAAAAGTGGCTGGCCCTTCCATCCCAGCGCCAGCTGAATAACGGCACCACGTCGCGGCAGAACGATCTGCCCGTCGGCGTCGTCCAGCTCCAGATCAAGCTGGTCAGCCTCAAAACCCCTGTTATCGGTCAGCGTCAGACTCATCAAGCGCGCATCCAGCGCGGTAGTCACGTCCTTACCTTCAATGGTGATACTGAAAGCCGGGCTTTTGCTGTTCAGGTCAAAAAGATCAGAGCTAAAATTCACTGCAGCAACCCTCCAACCGTATTTTTAATATTACCTATCGCAGATGTTGCAGAGTCCTGCAGGTTACTGAGCTGATCGCTGAGACTGCCGAACATATCAGACAGCGACTCATCAACCCTTTTCAGGGTCAGCGTAAACTCAATACGGCGAGGCATTCCGCTTTCAAAAAACTCTGTTTTTGTCTGACTCAGGCTCTCGATCACAAACATGCCGTAAATGGTCCCGCTTCCCTCAATCAGAGGCCATGCTTTGCCCAGCTCTGCCATTTGCTCCAGCGCGAGCAATGACAGCCTGCCCCCGGTGACTTCCGGCAGCAGTACGCCAGATAACGTCAGCGGGTCATTATCCGGGCCAAGAAACTGCGTTGATGGTCGCCGGTTCACCCGACTGTTGGCGGCGTGTCGCCAGCTTCGCTGATACTGCAGCTCCTGATATGGCACTGTACGCAGCATGAAGACATATAACCCCAGCACCATCATCATGATTCATATCCCCCTTGATCACTGAAATTACTCCGCGCTTTAGCCCTGGCTTTGCGCTCGCGCTCGTCAAGCTGCCGCGCGACTTCGCGGGCAATATCCTGCGCACTCTGCCCAGGCTGGGCAGTGATATGAATCGGCGCGTTAATCTCATAACGGATCACTGGCGGTACGCTGGCAGATTTCGCAGGTTGACTTTGTTTGTATGCCATTGCCGGTAGGCTGTACGGATGCAGTGGAGCAGCCTCCGCAGGTGCTGCCGCTACGCCCATTACGCCAGCTATGACGGAAGCCAGAACCTTCTGACTTAAAGTCTCCGGATCAGCCCTTTTCGCCGTGATTTCCGTAACGGCCTGTGTCGGCATGACGGCTGCAGCGATACCAGCAAGCTCAACAGAGCGATCTCTACTCGGAAATTTTACCGGGGCGTTAGCGATTTCAGACGGCAACATTAACCGGCTTTCAGCCCGTTGCTCCCGGCTGGATGTTACATCGTGAGAGGGGCTTACCTTTGCCGCCAGTTTCGTCAGTTCAGTAGCACGATTGCTTACAGGAAGGTTTGCTGGGCCATTCACGCTATCAGGCGGCAAAATAATCCTGCTTTCAGGACGCCGTTTAGCGCTGGCTGGTTCCGCTTGTGAAGGATTGAGCGTTGCCGCCATCCTTGCCAGCTCAGCAGTGCGTTTTCGACCGGTGACATTTGCGGGACCGTTCACTATTTCGGGGCCGTTCTCCCCAACGATGCCAAACTGACCTCGCTGGATTGTGCCACCGCTGTCATACATGCCTGCAAACCCCATCGACGGAAATCCGCCAGGTGGCAACACCACCTTACCGTCACTGTTCACCGTAGCAGGATGCTGTCGTGTAACCTGTTCTGGTAATTTTGCTTTTGCCGCTTCCTTACTGACGATGCCGAGTTTTTCTAGCAACCACGACACGCCTGACTTGAGAGACTCAAGCGGGTGCATCACCATATTCAGACCTTCCGCCAGTGCCTCACCAAACCTGCGGCCCATTGCAGCTGCGCTGTTCAGCTCTTCGGAAGTGGATTTAACCGGCGTAAGCAAATCAGTGAACCACCCCCACAAAGCCTGCACCTTGTCGCCAATCCACTGAAAAACAGGCCGCAATGGCTCAAAGGCAGCACTGATCGGTGCAGCAGCGGCTTTGAATCCCTCCACCACACCACCCAAAAATGCGCTGATCGGCTGCCAGTATTTCCAGACAACCAGCGCCACGCCAGCCAGCGCAGCCACAACCAGCCCTATCGGACTAAGTAACGCACCCAGCAGACCGAAAATGCCATATAGCGCGACACGAAGTAATGCCAGTGGGCCGGATACCAGAAAACGCAGCACGCCACCGGCAGCAGATAACCCACCCCGCAGCGCCGCCAGCGGATTCATCACCATACCAATAACATTACGAATGCCTGACATTCCCGCGCGTAGCATTACAAGCGGCGCACCTGCTACAGCTTTCAGTGCATTGCCAGCCAGCCCGGCAGAACGGCGCAAGGAATTAAGGGGAGCGCTCAGCAGCCCGGCACTGCCGCCGGATGAGGCCATACCACGACGCAACAGGGAAAGTGGAGCACCTGCCAGCCATGACAACGTACTTCCAGTTCGGGTAACTGCGGCAGTAACAGAAGGTAAAGTTTTTACACCCAAGACAGACAGGCCAAACCGGATCACCGCTATCGGCCCCAGCACTGCAGCCACCGCCACTGCAAGCATACCGAGCGCAACGGTGATCGCGGCAGTCGCTGCAGCAACTTTCATCAACGTGCCTGCCAGCTGCGGGTTGGCCTCTATCCAGCTACGTAATGCGCCAGTGACACTTTTTACGGAATCCATAATATCCATCAATGGCTGGCGCAGCGTTTCGCCCAGGCTACTGAAAGCATTCTGCGCCCCTGTTTTGACTAGCAACCACTGCGCAGATAAAGAGTCTTTGTTGATATCAGATTCTTTCTGCATGGAGCCGTTCGCTTCATCGCCTGCAGTAAGGCTAAGCTGGCGTTTCAGCTCTGTAAGATTGTTTGCAAGTTTTGCCGCATCATCACCAAATTCATTTCCAAAGACTAAAGACATCACGCCTAATCGTTTATCTTTGGGTAGACTATTAACCTTCTCAAGTACACTCTGAATAGTCCCCATCGCGTCCTTGGTCATTTGTTTTTCAAGCTTTTCAGGATCGAGCTTTAATATGCCCACCCCTTCTTGAAAACTTTTTCCCTGAACTGTTGCGGCAGACAATTTACGCACCATCGCATTAGCTGCGGTTGCGGCTACTTCTGGGGCAGCCCCCAGAGTAAGCAGCGTAGAGCCAAGCGCAGCCGCTTTACGATAGTCCAATCGATCAGCCACACCCCCCATGCGCTGCAGCACGTCGATAATATCCGCGCCTTTTGACATAGCGTTATCATCTAAATAGTTCAGTGCATCGCCCAACTGCTCGATATTACGGGTAGGCACCTTATAAAGTTGCGCCACCTTTCCCAAACTTTCAGCTAATTCATCGGCGGGTAGCTCAAACGCCGTTGCCGCTTTTGCCGCCGTGGATGCAAAGGCCAGCAGGTCACGCTTCTGGTCTTCGTAAGGATCGTCCTGTTTAGTCACGCCCATGCGCGCACCACCTTCAACCAGTGCGGCATAGTCTATAGCGCCGTTCTCCATCGGCAGCTGTTCGCTGGCGGCCTTGATAGCATCCTGCATGTCATAAAACTGTTTCGTGCGGTTGCCGTTATCGTCCCGCAACCCGTTTACCTGCTTTGCCACGCCTTTCATGGCATCTTCCATGCTGGAGTAGCTTTTCACCGCTGCCATGACCGGCGCACCCATTGCCAGCCCCGCTGCCGTGGTGGTTGCCCCTGCTCCGGCAATGCGATCCCTCACCTCAAGACGGCGTGAATATTGCTCACGTGCGGCATTCATTTTCGCTTGCTGTTCGCCCAGGCGTTTCAGGGATTTCTGCTGACGTTCCATCGCCTGCCGGGTTTCGTCGGCATTTTTACGCAGTTCCCGCTGGGCGCTACTGAGCTGTTTAGTATCAATGCCGGATTCTTTCAGCGCTTGCCGCTGCCGTTGTACCGAACCCAACAGGCCGTTGTAGGTCTGCTGCAGTTCCTGCACACGGTTTTTTGCCTGACTAAATAATCTAGCCTGAGCAGCAGTTGGGCGATTTGTTGCAGCAAACTGCGTGGCAAGTTTTGCGGCTTCTTCGCGCGCAGCACTGAGATTTGTTGCAGTGATTGCAAGCTGTGACCGGGTTTTACGGAATTCATCAATACGCCCGGCCTGTTTATTCAGTTCTTTCAAACTGTTCCGGGTAGTTTGAAGCGCAGTAGCCAGCTCTTTTGAGCTGGCCTGCGCGGATCGGAATGGGCGGGTGAGCTTGTCAACCGCATTAAGAATCACCTGCAGGCGCAGGTTGTTGTCACTCATCGCTGGCCCCGCTTCTCTGAATCGCTTTATGCCGCCACTCCAGCACATCAGTCAGCGGCATAACGTCAGTGGTGGACGGCGACCAGTGAAAGATGGTGGCAATATCTGCCACCAAATCATCAACCGTCAGGCTGTCGGTAAACCGGCAAGCACCGACTTCTTCAACAAAAAAGTCACCACCTCTACCGACAATGCGGTGAGATCGGCGGGGTCCAGTTCTGCCATTTCCTGCGCGGTCAGTGTCGGGGTAGAGATTCGCGGGATTACAGTCATCATCGCGCCCACGTCCATATCCATAATGGCCTGCAGACGGGTGCCACGCAGTGCGCCGGACTGCGGCTTGCGCAGCACAATTTCGGTAATTTCAGTTTTACCGCGCTTGATCGGGGTATCCAGTTGCACAGTCTTTTCAGTCAGTTTGTCGCTCATGTTCGTTTCCTGTTAATGAACTACTGGCGCGGCTGCCCGCGCCGTTAAGGTTAATCAGAGGCCGAGGGCATTACGGTGTTCTTCCATCAGGTCCACGCCGTCAACAATTTCAACCATGTTGACCAGATCGACCTCATAAAGTACCTCACCGTTAATGGTCAGCTTCGCGTAGCTGTTGGTGCTGCTGACTTTCGTGGTGCTGCTCTCGCCGGTTTTCCACTCGCCGGAATCCACTTCTTTATGACGTCCGCGCACAACCAGCTCAACGGCCTGCACTTCGCCGGTATCGTCACGCTGAATGGAGCCGGTGAAACGAAGCTGGATGCCGTCAACAGTGGCTTTGCCCATCTGCTTGAATAACAGCAGTTCGGTGCCGCCGATTGAAAATTCCGTGTCCAGTGCGCCGTCATCCAGCCCCATATCCACGTCCACCGCGCCCGGCATACCGCCGCCGCGATACTTCTCAAACTTGCGGGTGAATTTAGGCAGGGTCAGAGACTCAACGATCCCCTGCCAGTTGTTCCCGTCGTTGAACAGGTTCAGGTGTTTTAACTTACGTGGTAAAGCCATGGTGTCCCCTTACGCGCTGACCTGGCTGGAGAAATCCAGCAGGTACTGATCGGTGATGCGCTGGCGCAGCATCAGGTTTTCAAGCGGCGGCACCGGCGTGTAGTCGTAGTCGATAGTGAGTTTCCCGGCTTTCAGGGAGTCTTTATCGTTCACCGACTCATCCAGCCAGCAATCTGCGCCGATGATGTAGCCCTGCGTTTTCAGGCTGCGCAGTTTGGCGCGGATACCTTCGATAATGTCACGGGCCAGCGACGGGTTAAGCACGCCATCCACCGCCCACATGTGCGCTTCTGCGATCGTGTCAGCCAGCACCTGCGCCGTGCGGGTGTAGTTCTCAAAGGCAAAAAGTGGATCGTCACTGAGGCAGCGGGAACCCCAGAAGCGGAAGCCGTCTTTGCGGATAAGCGTGGTCACGTCATTCTGGTTGAGCAGTCCCGCATCGGTTGCCGGGTCCTGCAGATCCCAGAACACATCGGCGGAAATGCCGGTGACGCCGTTCACGCCAACGTTAGAAAGGGTTTTGTGCCAGCCGGTCTGTTCGTCAATTTTGGCACGCAGGCCAAGCGCACGGGCGGAGGCGTAGGCCGTCGCATCTGCATTCATCACGGTGTCAAAGTTGATGAAGTCAGGCCAGATCAGCATCCCCTCTCGCTGGCTGAAATTGTCACGGTAGGCAATCGCTTCTTCCACCGTTTTGCAGCCGTAGGCGGACAGGTAGGCGAACCCACGCAGACTCTGCGCCACGCTCAGCAGCTCAGTAGCAACCGCCTGCGTGTCGTGTCCCGGCACGCCGAGGATGCGCGGCTTGACGCCCAGCTGCGACTGCGCTGAAAGCAGCGCTTTCATGCCCGTTTTTTTACCGTCAGCAGTCACGCCGCCGATAATGTTGGAGGTGGTCTCCGCTTCGGTTTCGCCCTGCGCAACACGTACAACGACGGTCACAGGTTTCGCCTGGTCGGCAATGGCATCCAGCGAACGGGCCAGCGTGCCGGACTCGCCCGCTTTCCCGCTGGCGGTTAGTACATCAGTCAGTAGGACTGGCTTATTGAGGGGAAACATGGACGCATCAGCATCATCGCCGGTGCAGACCATGCCCACGATGGCGGTGCTCACCGTGGTAATGGATCGGGTGCCCTCGTTGATTTCAACAACGCGCACCCCGTGGTGGTTATCCTGAGCCATAAGGCAGTCTCTCCGGTTTACAGGGGGTGTGCCTATGTTCTGGTTGATATGCACGCGGCGCACGCGCCGGGCTATGTATGGTGAATGGCACAATGGAAGGAGCAAAAAAATCCCCGCAGGCGCGGGGACGGGATTAATCTTTGGGTGGTTCAGGCCAGTCAATATCCGGTGCCAGCGATGTATCCACGCGCGTCAGCAACACACGATATTTTCGCCAGGCATCATAACTACTCTTTTCTTCTTCGGTTGCCATATCCAGCTCAACGGCATCCTGCAGCGGCTCTATCTTCTCAGCTGCACCTTTGATAAGCGCTGTTTTAGTTGCTGTCGCTTCGGCAATGTCTGCCGCAGCTTTCACCGCCTCATCTGTTAACCAGCGCTCACCGTTCCACTTATCATAAGGTGTCGATGGCGGGTAGATGGTGGTATCAGCAGGATAATCGCCCAGTACGGTAATTTGTTGCGCCTCCCCGGTTTTAACATTCCAGACAGTTTCACCCCGGTGATCCACCAGATATTCCCAACCTGTCAGCTTAATGTTTCTACAGACAGCATAACCGCTTTTTGCAGCCAACGGGGTGTCTGTGCAGGCATTAGCAGGGATACTGACGCCAACCGGTAGATACTCTGTTGACTGTGAGAGGTACTCTCGCGTCAGGCCGTCGTAGTTGAACACGACAACTTCCCCCGCCACGACAGCGAAGCCATTTTCTAATACTGCAGTCTGCATTATGCGGCCCTCACGATAAAGTTGAATGCGATGTTACGCGGACGATTTTCGAGTGCTGTCGGAACCTGACGTGATGCGGAGAATTCGATACCAGAAGACCGCTGGTCGCCAGTGCCGGTGCTTCCCGCAAGATTGGGGCCGAATGGTAATCCACTTTGTGAAAAAGCACCGTTTGCACCAGAGAAAACATACTGCGAATTACCAGAGGTGCCCGCGAAAATTTGACCTGATATATTCCTGATTGCATCCCCTTGTGCCGTGACTAAATTTCTTCCACTATCTACACCTCGCCCGTCATCCCAGCCGCGAATAAACTCACCGCGTAAATCAGGAAGCTTTAGCCCCGGATACGCCTGAGCCAGCTTCGGATACTGCGCAGCAGTAAAGGCTGCACCGTTGCATTTCAACCAGCCGGCAGGTGCTGCTGCAAGAGGCCAAGGAACAGGAACACCAACCGGCAGAGCGGAGCCAGCCCCCAGACCAAGATTATTCAGAAACTCGGAAATATCGGCGATATCAGCACCATTGGCTGATTTATCCATCTTTCCGGCAAGCGCATTGGTCATGGTGGTGGCAAAGTTCGGATCGTTACCTAACGCTTTAGCCAGTTCATTCAGCGTATCCAGTGCCCCCGGTGAGGAATCAACAAGCGCGGCAATTGCCGCCTGTACAAAGGCCGTATTTGCAAGCTGCGTGGAATTATTGCCTGCCGCCGCCGTCGGCGCTTTTGGCATGCCAGTGAATGTCGGGCTGGCTTTCGGCGCATACTGCGTATGGGGATCGTTAGCGTCGATATGCTTTGCCATAAGGTCATCCACATACACCTTCAACTCCAGCACCTTGTCATCCACGTATTTACGGGTTGCCAGCACCACTGACGGGTCAATTTTCAGGGTAATGTTTTCGGTGCTGCTGGTAATCAGCACCATGCGCACCGTCTGCGTGCGCCCGCTCCCCTCCGCCAGCTGCGGCTTATAGCTCTCAGGGCAGTTGCCGACGGCAATCAGTGCGCCGGTTTCATCGAACAAACCAACCTCACGAATCCACCAACCGCCCTCAGTTTCGGGGATCACCTGCTCAGCAATAATCTGACTGCTGTTCTGCGGATCGATGTACAGCATATTGAGGGAAGCGCGGCGTTTTTCTGCAACCAGCGCTGTCTGCTGCGCGCTTGGCGACGGTAGCACGCCGCCACCGTCGCCCACAGCCATCTGGGTAATCTTAAGCGGGACACCAAGCGCGGCGGCGCTTGCCAGTTTCGCAGCGCCGATATCCGTCAACAGGGTATAAAATTTTGCGCTCATGGATTCACTCTCATTGTGTCAATAACATGGACCGCCCCGCCCTCGTAAGCGGTGCCGCCGGAAATAATGGTTTCGTTGATATACGGGTAGATCGTGATTTCTTCGCCGGTGTAGGTAGCTGCGCCCACAAAATAGGGGCCGCTGGTCTGCAGATTGATGGACATACCGATCAGATGACGGCTGCACGGCTTGGCGTCACTGATCAGGCGCTCCAGTTCCAGATACGTTTCTTCCGTGATGCCCTGGTCCTGCACACCAATGTCCAGGCGAAACGTCCCCGGCGTCTCGCCGGTTTGCCACCACTCAATGATGCGGATCAGGAACCCGAACGGCTCCACCACGCGACGCACGGCGCTGGTTGTCCCCTTGTGCTGATGGATATAGAAAGCGTCCTGAACTACCCGACGCTTAACACTCTCCGTCCAGCTTTCGTCCCAGCGGTCAACGGAAAATGCCCACGCCAGATACGGCAGAAAGCTGACCGGACACGTTGCCGGGTTCCACAAGTCGCGCAGCGGCACCTGCAGATCGGAAATCCCGCTGCAGGTCTGCGCCAGTCGGCGCTCAAGCGGCGATGAACCTGGCGGCAGCAGGCTATTCATCGGTGCCCCCGTTGGTTACGCTCCATTCCGTACAGGACGCCGCCTGCGTCTTATCCAGCACCACATCAGCCAGCGGGGACGCCAGTTCCACACGCTGGACGCCCTCAACGTGCAGCGCGGCATAAATGGCGCTACGGCGGATATCACGGCCCAGCCGCGTCTGACTGGCGATGTACTTCTGCAGGCTGGCTTTTGCTGCCGCCATCACAGGCTCAGCTTCCGGCCCCGGATAAAGAAAAATCGTCGCATCCACGCTGTACGGGATTATTTCGGCGCTGCGCACCGTCAGGCGGTCTGCCACTGGGCGCACGTTCTCGCTGTTAAGCGCCTGATCCACCACCGCCAGCAGAGCAGCCCCTGCCGTACCGTCACCCTCACGACTCAGCACGGTAAGCACCACCTCCGCCGGTGCCGGACTGGTTGCGCTGGCATCTGCCACGCGCCCGTCCGCGCTTTTGGCGTGAAACTCATAGGCCGCCGTCGGTCCCGCAACGGACAACCCCTCAAACGCAGCCGGAACACGCAGGCGTAGCGCCTCATCGCTTTCCATGACGGCTGCGACCGGCGGCACCGCGTCATTGTCAGCAGGCGTTACCGTCAGGCGCTTCACGTTGTAATTGGCTGCCAACTGATCGAGATCGCCACCGATGGCATACGCCACCATGACCGCCTGCGCGGCCTCGTTAATACGCTGGCGCAGAAGTATTTCGCGGTAGGTGCTTTCCTGCAGCAGCTTGGTGACGGGTTCAGATTCCAGCGCCAGCGTGCGCCGTACCGCGTCCTGCTCATCCTCAGGATAAAGGGCCACAAAAGCGGCCTTGCGCTCAGCCAGCAGCGTCTCAAAATCCGGCACGTCCACTATCTGCGGCGCGGGCAGCTGGGAAAGGTCAATCACTGCCATTGTCTGCTCCTGTTGACACCGAAAGGGAAACCGGCGCGCCGTTGTTGCGCTGCCCGGTAAGCTCAACCACCATGGAGCCGTCAAAATTGCTGCTGATGGTGATGGAATCCAGCGTAAGTCGTGGCTCCCAGCGGCTCAGCGCCACATAGACCGCAGACATGACCTGCAGGCGCAGCGCCGGGTTCTGTGGCTGGTCAATCAGGGCGGACAGCAGGGAACCATATTCCCGGCGGGCGATCCGGCTGCCCTGTGGGGTCAGCAGAATATCCCGCACTGACTGGCGCAGATGGTCCGTATCAGTAATGGCCTTGCCATTGCCCTGGCCCATGCCGATATACAGCGTCATACCGGGCCTCCTGACGTATCGCCGCCGGACTTCACGCCGGTGTGACCGTGTTTATCCACCACGATCCCGTTGGAACTCATCGCGCCGCCGCCCTGGGTGACGCCGCCATTGATCACCACCTCACTGTTGATGCGCGTGGTGTCAGCCTCCACCACAAACTCACCGGTTTTGAGGGTGATATTGTCCGCCGCCTCGATCACCATGGATTTGATACCCCGGACATGCCACCGCCCGGTGGCGGGTTCATACTCAAACCAGCCCCCGTCCGGGTACTCCGTCACGCAGCCGTCCACGGAATCTGACGGCGGCGCAAACTGATTGGAATAGATGGCAGGCAGCACAAAAGCGGTTTCCAGATTGCCGCCCATGCTCAGCACCACCACCTGCTCATCCGGCGACGGGCACCACCATGTACGGGCACCACCGGCACGCAGCGTCAGCCAGTTAATCCAGTTGGTTTCAAGCTCGCCCACTTTCACCCGGCACAGCCAGTTTTCCCGGTCCACTACGGTCACGGTGCCGGTGCGGATCAGGTTGGTGATAAGGCGCATAATTTCGGTCAGTTGTGCATTCATAACGAAAGGTTGCCATCAGAGGGAAAAGGGAGGCAGCGCGGGCGCTTGTACCAGCGCTGGCACAAAGATCACCCCGCCAGCCAGCGCAGCAGAGTGTCACGGGTGATGGTTTCCACCTCATCATTCACGCCCAAAAGGCGGCGCTCTGCGTAGCGGACCTCCGGGCCTTTTCGGCTGACGCGATCCCGTAGGCCGTAATGGTGAACACGGGCAATGCGCTGCACCTTGCCATCAAACTGCACGCTGGCGGAGTCCGCACTGGCGGCGGTTTTCAGGTATTTTGTAGTGCGAAGCTTTGCAAACATCTGGCGTTTGATGCGCCCCTTCTTGCTGCGGGCTGTCACCCGGCGCGGCTCATAACCGCTGCCGTCAGGATTACGCTGCAACCTGATGTTCTGCTGCTGCGTCCGGCGCAGCTGTTGCGCCAGTTGCCGCATCATACGGCTGCGTGCAGCAGGCTCCAGATTTGCCAGCAGCGCCGTCAGCCAGTCATCCACCCTCTGCAGCTCATCCACGTTTCACCGTCCACATTTCTTCGGGTTCGTCCGGCTCCGGCACCGCTTCAACGCTTGACACGCTGCCGTCAGTGCTGACAAGCACGCGCTCCGTCAGCTGCAGGTTCAGGCTGATATCGCACACATCGTTGCGCAGAATATCCACTTCAAAGGTGAGCAGTTTTTCGCGCAGTTCCGGGTTGTTGATGGCATCCGGCTGGCTGGTACTGAGCCACAGCAGGACTGGAGCCATCAGCAGATTCTGGTCGCCGCTGAAATCCTCGATCACCACGTTCAGGGTGTAGCGGTATTCCCATGACATGGAGCTGGCTCCTGTTGCCACCAGTGAGCCGTTATCAACGAAAAGGTGCAGCTTGTCCGGGTTGTCCCGGACATAGGCAACCGCTTTATTCAGGGCGCTGCGTAAGGACTGCGGTTTGTTCACTGTCTCGCTCCTGACACGCAATAATCGTGTCCACTTTGTCAGCACAGACCGCCCAGGCGGCCTCGGTTTCATCCAGCACCGCATTCAGATCGCCGTTACTGCGCGGCGCTGACCTTTCCAGGCGGCACTGCGTCACTCTGGGACAGCCACTCACGGTAAGCTGCACCTCCGGCGAGGGCCGGACGCTCCCGCAGCCGGATAATGTCAGCAGGCAAAGGAGTATCAGCCCAGCGGCGCAAATCCTCGTTTTCACGTTTCAGTTCCTCGATCCGGTGCTGGCGGCTGCGCAGTAGTGCGGTGGTCTGTTCCGCTGCCGCATAAAGCCGCGTCTGCTCCCGGCTGTTGGTTTCAGTCAGAATGGACAGGCCGATCAGCTGGCTGTTTTTCTTCGTCAGCTCCTGCGTTTTGCTTTTCAGCGCCGCGCCCTGCGTTTCGATGGTGTGGCTGGCATTGTTTAGCCGCCACGACTGCCAGCCCAGCGCCGCAAGTACCAGCACCAGCACTACCGCCAGCGCACGCATCAGGCCGCCATCGGCTCATGAAGCTGCGCGCGGGCAATCTGATACAGAACCAGCGTCAGCAGGTAAAACACCAGGGTGATCACCCATCCCGAAAACGCCAGGCACAGAACAATAAGCAGCCTGATTATCCATGTACGCACGGGTTTTACAGGGTGCGCCCTGAATTTCAGCAATGCCGCCCTGACCTCATCGCGCGCCCTCTCTCCGGCGAACCACCCGACAGCGCACAGCGCAGCAAGCAGCCAGGCGAGGAAGCATGACACCCAGACAGACGCACCAACCAGAACCGGCGCACCGCTGCGCGGATACAGCAGGCTGATAACCAACAGCGCAGCCCATGCCAGCTGAAAAAAAACGCTCATGACTTTCTTTTTCATTCCGTTATGCTCCTTTTAAGCACCAGGCCATTTCCCGCGCGCGGCGGTTGTCCAGCCCCTGATTAAAAACACCTTTGACATATACCCAGCGCGGCAGCTGATGGCAGGCATCCTCCCAGCGCCGCTGGTTCAGCAACTTAACCAGCGTGGAGCGGCAGGCGTTGCCGGTGCCCACGTTGAAAGCAAACGACACCACCGCGTCATAGACCTTTTGCGGCATCGGCTGCACCACACATTTATCCAGCGCCCGCTCCACGCGCAGCACATTGGTGATAAGTCCCTGCGCCGCCTGCCGTTCCGTGATGGTTTTGCCCGGCACCACACCAGATGTATTGCCGATCCCGTCGGTCCATACGCCCGCGCTGCACTGATAAGGCTGCAGGCGGCATCCCTCGTAATCGGCGATCAGTTTCAGCCCCTCAACGGAGGTATGAAGCGACTGGAAACCGGGCAGCGTGGCGGCGATAGCCAGCACCGCCCCGACAAGGCAGCGCTTAACGATTGAAGGATTCATATTCCCCCCGCGAAATTTTGCCGCCACGTAACAATTTGAAAGACTGATGTTTGTAGTACCAGTTGATAGCCAGCATCAGTACACCAATCAGTACGCCGCCAACCGTTGACGCATCCTTGAGCGACAGATCGCCCAGCCATGCCAGCAGCACGGCGATGCAGTAAGTGATAAAGGCGCTGATTCGTTCAAGCGTCATAATTCAGTCCCATAGCTGGACGGTCTGCACCGTGGTTGACGCCGTAATGTCCGGCAGCTCCACCTGCAGCCCGTGCGGTAAAAATGGGCCGTACTCAGCCAGCCCCGGATTTGCCTGCAGAACCTGCTCAGTGACACCCTGCGTGCGCCCGTAATGACGCCAGCAAAGCGCGTCCACCGTGTCATACTGATGCGCACGCACTTTCATCAGATAAGCTCCACCGTACAGTGCGGTGCATCCTGCACCCGGCTGATAGCCCAGCGGGCATCACGCCACAGATCGCCGCTGGCCTCCGCCAGCTCCTCCCCTCGCTTCACACCTGACGCCGTGGCGTCATAGTCCTGATAACGCTCATTGAGCACAGCGCGCGCCCAGCAAAAAACAGCGTTGTGGTAGTGCTGGATACGCTCGCTTTTGCCGTCCAGCATTTCTGCGGGAACCTCAGCAAGTGTCCGCCAGCCCAGCATCTGCTGACGGTTGCGGAAGTCGTACAGCTCAGCGTTAACCTCAGAGATCGCCGTCAGCACGACCTGCTTTAAACGCGGCTGCGTCACCGTGCCATCAGTGCGCATCACACTGCGAAATTCCGACAGGTCCACATCAGGCCAGAACGGCGTATTTTTGATGACCTCCGCCTGTTCCGGTGCCTGTTCGGGCGCAACAAACTTCATGCGGCTTTCTCCTGAATAAGTGGGCGGTGGACGGGGTTTTGATGTGGCAGTGCCTTTCGCCACCCCGTGCCGCCCGTGCGCGGGGCACGTTCTTTAGCGGCTGTCATTGCGCAGTCTGCGCTCCAGCTGCTGTTTTTCTTTTTTCACGCCACAGCGGGGATCGAGCTGCAGCGCATGGGTAAGGTGATTCAGGGCAGATGCCGGGTTGCTTTCGCTCAGTACAGCGCCGATGGCTTTATGCAGGCGCGCCCGCGACTGGTCCGGCATATCCAGATCGGTTGTCAGGTCCAGCGTCTGCAGGAGCAGATCGGCATCAAAACCAGCAGCGGCAAGCAGGGCGCTTTGCGCCGCGTCTGCCATTTCTTCTGCCAGCACGGTCTGCACATTACGGTTGCCCAGCGGCATCACCCAGCCATGGCGCAGCGCATGACGACCGATTTCCAGCGCACCGGCATAATCACCGGCGTCGATACGCCACAGCATCACGTACATCAGCACGTCATCCTGCTGCGCACCTCCGGCAGCCAACACGCCCTCCGCCCAGGCGGAATATTTCGGCAGCAGCTCCACCTTGATTTCCGCCTTTTTCACCGTGGACTGGACGCCCTTGAGGCGGCGGCGGTCTTCTGCCAGCTGCAGCAGCATCAGGTCATAGCCCGACGCATGGCGAACACTGCCGCCCTCACGGGCGGCCTGTTCGGCCTGAATGCGCAGGCGGTGCTGCCGTGCGGGACTCAGGCTCATGTGTTATTCCCCACCTTCCGGTGCGGCAGGCGCGCTGAAATCACCGATTTCAATGTTTTCAACCAGCGCCGCACAGCGGTAGTCCTCGACCACATACGCCTCGTTGACGGATTCAAAGTTTTCAATCCGGTCACGTTTCGGGTTGTCGATAACAGAACGGCGGCGGGTGTCTTCCTGCCAGTAGATGGACAGGTTATCCAGACGGGTGATCAGCAGGGCATTTGCCGGGAAGAAAGGCGCGCGCACAGCCTGCAGGCCGCCCATGCGTTTCTGGCTGATGATCAGATCGGCGGCGATTTTCTCGCTGTTGTCCTGCTCTTTGTTGACCAGCGGGAAATACTTGTCAGACAGCAGTTCACGTCCGCAGACGACAACCAGATCGTCATCATCCTGATAAACCGCGTCGATCAGCTCGTTGACGGCATCCATCACCACGGCGTCCAGGTTGGCATAGTCGCCGCCCTTGCCCACCTTGACCGCGCCTGCAGTCGTTGCACCGTCTTTCGTGGTGCTGCCCATGACGTGATCCGGCGCGTCTTCGCGGATTTTCTGCAGCCAGCCTTTATTGACGTCCTGCAGCAGCGGGTTTTCAGCACGGTTGGAGGTTTTGGCACGCTTCACGCCGTTAAAGCCGATCATGATGCGGTCCAGCGCCTGACGCTTGACGATGGCGTTGCGGATACGCACCTGGAAGTCCTGGAATTTCGCCCACAGGTCCAGTTTTGCGTAAGTCAGCACCGTATCAAAGTTGGTCTGCTCGCATTTGTATTCCACGTCTTCCATCAGCGTCGGATCGGTAGGCTCGCGCTCTTTGGTGGTGGTATCGGTGGTTCCGGCAATGGTGCTGCCAACGCCCAGCCCCAGCAACTGCCCGGACTGCTCAGTGACCGGCGTAATGTTAATCAGCGTCAGGAAGGCGGCGGACTGCTGGATCTGGTCTTCCAGAGTCTGCTGCACGGACGGCTCTACGGTGAACTTACTGGAGAGTTCTTCAATCTCCACACCGTTCAGGCGCGCCAGCTGCTGCAGGTAAGCGTTAAAGGCAAAGCGGGTTTTCTTTTTCATCGGGTTTTATGCTCCATCAGCAATTGGTCAGGGTGCCTGCCGGTGCGTCACCGCCCGGCGCGCGCTGGCGGTAGTCTTTACGGCTGTCTTCGCTGCTCAGCTTCTGCTCAAGCTCGGCAAAGGCGGTTTGCTGCTCCTGCAGGGAGGACTCCAGCGCAGAAAGGCGCTTGTCCTGTTCGGACAGGGATTTATCAGTGCGTTCGCTCAGGTTCTGCTGCTCGGTGGCGACCAGTTCCACGGCTTTATGCACGTCGGAGAAACGCGCCTCATCGGTCTGCTCTTTTTTGGTGAACAGCGCGGTGACGCGGGCAAAGAGAGACGGCTTTTCATCCTGGGCTTCTTCCAGTTCGATCAGCGTTTCAACCGCTTCCGAAAACAGGTTTTCAGGGTTCTGCTTACGGTTCGCCAGCGGGTTATGTGCGGCGCTGGCGCTGAATGCCAGCATTTCGGTGCCAAGGCTCGCCGGATCGTCCGTCGCACCCAGCCCCACAAGGTAGGCTTTGCCGGTGTCGGCAAACTTCGTGCTGACCTCCATGGAGGTGAAAAGCTTCTGGCCCTTTTTCACCAGTTCCACCAGGGCGTCCGTGGGTTCGATATCGGCATAAAGCGCCATCTTGCCCGCCAGCGGCCCGTCCTTGATTTCTTCTGCAACCAGCCCCGTCACCCTGCCGTAGCGGTTAAAAGTGCTGTCCGGCAGATAAGACTTGATGTGCTCAAGGTTTATCAGCGCGGTATAGACCGTCGGGTTGTAGCTGGCAGCCATCTGTACCAGCCATTCACGCTGGATTTCGCGCCCGTCAGTGGTGGCACCTTCCACCCCGATACGGAAACGCTTTGCTTTCACTGTCATGAGCCGTGCTCCGTTAGAAAAAACTTACTGGAGCCTTATGTTTGCGGTGATGGGGGGAGTGAAACAACGCGCGGCACTTGTACGGTAAACCACACAAACCGCAGCCGGGGAAAGCCGTCAGGCAAGGCCGTATGTTTGGGCCATGAACACGACACTGACCCCCGCAGACCTCGATCCCCGTCGGCAGGCCATGCTGCTGTACTTTCAGGGATACCGCGTAGCCCGCATTGCTGAAATGCTGGGCGAGAAAGTTGCAACCGTTCACAGCTGGAAGAAGCGCGACAAATGGGGCGACTATGGGCCGCTGGATCAGATGCAGCTCACCACCGCCGCACGTTACTGCCAGCTCATTATGAAGGAGCAGAAAGAAGGGAAAGACTTCAAGGAAATTGACCTGCTGGCGCGTCAGTCAGAGCGCCACGCCCGAATCGGTAAATTTAACGATGGCGGGAACGAAGCAGACTTAAACCCGAAAGTTGCCAACCGTAACAAAGGGCCACGCCGCCAGCCCGAAAAGAATGTTTTCACTGATGAACAGACCGAAAAGCTGGAAGAAATCTTCCGCAACGGCATGTTTGAATATCAGCGCCACTGGTGGCAGGCGGGCGTAAAACACCGCATTCGCAACCTGCTTAAATCACGCCAGATCGGGGCAACATACTTTTTTGCCCGTGAGGCGCTGATTGACGCCATCACCACGGGGCGCAACCAGATTTTTCTCTCAGCCAGTAAGGCGCAGGCACACGTTTTTAAGCAGTACATCATCGACTTTGCAAAAGAGGTGGATGTTGAGCTGAAAGGCGACCCGATGACGCTCAGCAACGGCGCGTGCTTGTACTTCCTCGGCACCAATGCCCGAACGGCGCAGAGCTACCACGGCAACCTGTACCTTGATGAATATTTCTGGATACCGAAATTCCAGGAGCTGCGCAAGGTTGCCTCCGGCATGGCCATTCACAAGAAATGGCGGCAAACCTACTTCTCCACGCCGTCCAGCCTGACCCACAGCGCCTATCCCTTCTGGTCCGGCGCGCTGTTCAACCGGGGCCGCGCCAAAGCGGACAAGGTGGATATTGACCTGACCCACAGCAACCTTGCGCGCGGCGTGCTCTGCCCGGACGGACAGTATCGCCAGATCGTCACCGTGGAGGATGCCGTGCGCGGCGGCTGTAATCTGTTCGACCTCGACCAGCTGCGCATGGAGTACAGCCCGGACGAATACCAGAACCTGCTGATGTGCGAATTTATTGACGATCTGGCGTCAGTGTTCCCGCTCAGCGAGCTGCAGGCGTGCATGGTGGACAGCTGGGAAGTCTGGTCCGATTTTCAGGCGCTGGCGCTGCGTCCGTTTGGCTGGCGCGAAGTCTGGATCGGATACGACCCGGCGAAAGGGACGCAGAACGGTGACAGCGCCGGGTGTGTGGTGGTGGCACCGCCAGCCGTGCCGGGCGGCAAGTTCCGCATACTTGAGCGGCACCAGTGGCGCGGTATGGACTTCCGCGCCCAGGCTGACGCCATCAAAAAGCTGACGCAGCAGTACAACGTGACCTATATCGGCATCGACTCGACCGGTGTCGGTCACGGTGTTTATGAGAACGTGAAAGCGTTCTTTCCTGCGGTGCGGGAGTTTGTCTACAACCCCAACGTCAAAAACGCCCTGGTGCTCAAGGCATACGACATTATCAGCCACCGGCGTCTGGAGTTCGACGCCGGGCATACCGACATTGCGCAGTCCTTTATGGCTATCCGCCGGGCCACAACCGCCAGCGGCAACCGCCCAACCTATGAAGCCAGCCGCAGCGAAGAAGCCAGCCACGCAGATTTGGCCTGGGCAACGATGCACGCACTGTTTAACGAACCGCTGCAGGGCGAAGCCGCCAATACCAGCAATATTGTGGAGATTTTCTGATGCACGCACGCTATCACGCTACCTACTACACCACCCCAAGCCCCAACCCGGAAGCATGGCAGGAATATAAGAAGCTGATTGCCCGCAACAGCACTACCTGCATGACCTTTACCGCTGATGACGCTGCAGCATCCGGGGCAACGCTCGCAACCGGAGCCGCGCTCTTTGATGATGAATGGCTGAATGACATGAAAAAAGAATTATCAGCAGAGGACTGGAAAATGCTGTTTATGTGCGAATGGCCCCAGGCTGACAAGGAGCAGGCGGCATGAGCAAACGTAAAAACAAGAATAACCGCGCAGCGGTAGATCACAACGCACAATCTGGCGGCGCTGCGGCGGAGGCGTTCAGCTTTGGCGACCCGGTGCCAGTGTTAGACCGACGCGAATTGCTGGACTACGTGGAATGCGTACAGATGGACCGCTGGTATGAGCCGCCGGTGAGCTTTGACGGACTGGCGCGGACCTATCGCGCCGCCGTGCATCACAGCTCACCGATTGCCGTTAAGCGTGACATTCTCAGCAGTACCTACATCCCGCACCGCCTGCTCAGCCAGCAGGCTTTTACCCGTTTCGTTCAGGACTACCTGGTGTTCGGTAACGCCTATCTGGAAAAACGCACCAACCGGCTCGGCGGCGTTCTCTCACTTGAGCCAGCGCTGGCGAAGTACACGCGGCGAGGCGTGGACCTCGACACCTACTGGTTTGTGCAGTATGGCCTGACCACGCAGCCCTATGAATTTACGCAGGGCAACATATTTCATCTGCTGGAGCCGGATATTAACCAGGAGATTTACGGGCTGCCCGGCTATCTCTCCGCCATTCCGTCAACCCTGCTCAACGAGTCCGCAACGCTGTTCCGCCGGAAGTATTACATCAACGGCAGCCACGCGGGTTTCATCATGTACATGACCGACGCAGCACAGAATCAGGAGGACGTGAACAATATCCGCCAGGCAATGAAAAGTGCCAAAGGACCGGGTAACTTCCGCAACCTGTTTATGTATTCGCCCAACGGCAAAAAGGACGGCATCCAGATCATCCCGTTATCAGAGGTTGCGGCGAAAGACGAGTTTCTGAACATCAAGAACGTGAGCCGCGATGACATGATGGCAGCGCACCGCGTACCGCCGCAGATGATGGGCATTATTCCCAACAATACCGGCGGCTTTGGTGATGTGGAAAAGGCCAGCCGCGTCTTTGTCCGCAACGAGCTGATGCCATTGCAGAAGCGACTGCAGGAGCTTAACGACTGGCTGGGCGAAGAAGTGATCCGCTTTGAAGCATATACCTTAAATGTTCAGGAATAAGATAGAAAAAAGGCGCTCATCTAGAGCGCCCTTTTCATTACGATTAAGTATCAGCAAACAGCATACGCGCCATCAAATCCAACAGAATGCACCTTCTTTGATGCGACTTCATTACTGCGACGTTGGATTACCTTTGCAATGCTTTTTAAAATTGAAGGGGATGCGTTCCGGATTTTTACCTGACTCAAAACTTTGGTAACACCAAACTTAACAACTAGCACACCAAAAATTTCATCAGAGTATGACTCGGAAATTGAATAAACCCCACTTAAATCCAAATCTACAGAGTTCCCCTCATTGATAAAAACTTCAATCTTGTGCCGTTGGGGGATAGCCTGATTGCGCGAAGCCAGGTCACCCTCGGGCAACTTGTATGCGATTTTGTTCATTACTCTCCTCCTAACGCCCGCATGATTTCCATAAGCTGAGGGTCATTTTCTTCGTTATCTTTATCAACTGCCAGTTCATGAATCTTAAAACGGCACGAAATAGCAACACCCTGCCACTCGTTACGTAATTCAGTGTAGCTCACTTCATCACCAGTTGCCTCTAAGCATACATTTCCTGTAGCCAGTTGCAATTCCCCGTTATAAGTTTTTACCAATTTCATCAAGTGGTACAAGCCAAGCCCTTGATGATTATTATCTTTTTCTTTTACCGCCACACCGCTACCAAACATACTTCCACCAATGAAGTCTTGGGGGAGCTGCTGCGCCCAATCGTCCTGTAAGTCAGCGTGCTTAGAGGAATGCCCTTCCTGAATACACCATGCAATTGCGTCCTGATGCGTTTCAATATTGGCTATACCTGCACGCCGCAATTCTCTTAAAAATCCAAATCCACAGTCAGCAAGAGAGAACTCTAAAAAATGCTCTCTCCTTTGTGTGTAAGGTACAGCATATCGCTGTGCAAAAGAGAAGCCGGTCGATTTGCCATGTGACCATACGTTGTCGTGAAGCTCACCTATAACATGCGTAAGGTCCGTAAGTCCTTTAGGATACTCACCCGGCCCACGATCCGGGAAAGTTAATTGCCTCACACAACTGTTGATACTGCTGGTTGCAACGTCAACAGCCTCTACGTTTGTTAATGCAGTGACAAGGCTATAGTTTCTACCGACGTTAACACGCTCTTGCCGGTATTGGTCTTCACCCCAAAGGGCACCCTGCAGATTAATTGCACGCATATACTCTGGAGAAGGTAACGTGCAATCATCTTCTGTAATTTTATGATGATTCACATACGCAGCTAAAACCGTTATGAAACCGGGATGGCAATGATTATTCGGCAAAAGCAGCTTGTTAGTTTCTTTTCGATGGAAAGCAGCTGTATGCAAAATACCATCTTTTAATCCTAATCCCATTCACTGAGCCTTTTTTGATCATTTTTGCTCATGATATAACTTAGGCGTTTACAGGGCAAAGCCAAACCGCTGTTATCGGCGAGGACTGCACCTGATTTTCATTATTTCACCCCGTTGCGCGCGCTCGTATCCCCGCCACGCCTGCCCGCTTTGTGTAGTGGTTTTCATGCACCTGCATGACATAAGCAAAAGCCCGCCAGTTCTGGCGGGCCTCAGCAAAAACGATCCTCAAACGATCATGCGATTTCATGCGGCATAGACATGCACAACAGCACTAACGCCTCGCATAGCTCGTTGTTCAACCTTGCGGACGGTAAAAAACCAGTTTTATCGTCCGCAACGTTCGCTAATGTAACCAGCTGTCGTCCTCCCAGACCTGCTGCATTATTTCCATCACTCGCTTTTTGTCTTCATCCAGTTTTAACCCGCTCAGCTCAACGCCGTTGGCGCTGCCCTTACGGATACGAATTGCTGTTTTGGGATACAGAGGGCGCAAATTACGGTAAAGCTCGGATTCAAGGGCGTCCAGTGTAGCCTGGCTAATCTTCTGCTCTTTATCGATCATTATTTCAATGCGCATACAGATTCCCCTTAACTGGTTACGTCCATCGACCGGCAGTATTCATGGCTGCGGATTTTCGCCATCAGCTCGTCAGTCAGTTCGGACACCCACTGGATAGCCAGCCGCTTTTCTTCGTCGCTGCACTCACTAGCCGCTACAAGCTTGATAAAAAAATCAATGCGCTGGAGTTTCAACGACTCCAAAAGATAGTCCTGCATTTTCCCTCCTATCATTACTTCAGATACACAACATAACTGTATATATATCCACTGTTTATACATACAGTATAGTAGAGATTTCTAATTGTAAAACGCTTTTTTTATTCTCAATCAGATAGCTCTGACACGGATCAATAAGAGCAGGAATTGTTAAAGCTGCGGCATCAGTACCACTGACGCCATTTGTCATCTTCCTGCAGGCGGTGATTGCGGTAAAGAATACGTAGCCCTCCCCCTGACGGAATACTGCCGCCGCGCAGAAGCAGGTCAATCTCTGACTCGCTACCATCGAACCCTCTTGAACTCAGCTCTGCCTCAAGCTGCAGGCGCTGCTGATCCGAAATAGTCTGTTTGTATGCTTTTTTCCGCTTTGGTTTTACCAGCCTTAACCTGGCTGTCAGCTCCCGCCGTTCCTTCTGGCCCATGTTGTGAAGATATTCCTGCAACTCCTTCTCATCCATGGTTTTAATATCGGGTAAATCACCCCCTGATTTGTTCAGATTTTCAACAGGGGGACAGTTATTGCCACGAGTCCAAGGGGCGCAAGCGCCCTGGTCGGCTGCCGCCTCCTGAACGTCAACGGCCTTACGAACCTTTTTCCACTTCACCGCGTGCGTGCAAATCTTGCCCTCTGCAATCGGGGACCAGATGCCATAGATACGGATACCGTGATCGCCGTAGGCGCTCGGTTCGTCGTTAAGTTCATATGCCGTGCGGACAAGGTGATGTTTACGGGGAACCAGCACACCGCCCTGCTTCATGATGTAGGTGGCAAAGCAGCCCGCATCAGCCGCCGCCAGTACCGCATCCAGACGTGGATTATCCAGTACCGGCGCACCTGCTTTGCGTTCGCCCTGCACTCTCGCCGCCTGACCAGCCAGCAAGCGCAGCTCGCGGTATGCCTGACGCCCCGGAATACCAAAGAAACGAAATTGCTGGACACGGTGCAGTGACGCCCAGGCGCTGACATGCTCGGCGCTATCACGCAGTGATCTGCCGGTTTCTTTGCTGATTTCTTTAGCCAGCCCGCGCCCGTCGATGTTTTTGCTGATGTATTTAGCGATATAGCTGGTCGGCGTGCCCTTGCGCGGGTTGATAAGCTCGGACTTGAAGCGCGGCCCTGTATTGGTGCCCAGCTCCTCGCGGTCTTCACGGATGGCAAACTTACGCAGCAGCGCGGTGATGGAACGGCGATCTTTTTTGCGCATGAAGCAGAGCAGGTGCCAGTGCACGGTGCCGTCGTGGTGCGGCTCTGCCACCCGGACGCCATACCAGCGCAGCCCGGCCTTGTGCATTGCCTTGCGGAAAGCGGCGAACGTATCAACCAGATAGTCACTACTCTGCCGGACAGTGGCACTGGTCCACTTCGGATTAGGTCTGCCGTTGTTGAGGGTTGCGTGGAAGCGTGACGGGCAGGTGATGGTATAAAACACCGCGCAGTCTCCGCGCATTTCCGCGATCAGCTCCAGCCCCTTAACACAGGCCATCATTTCATTACGGCGGTGTGCCGGATTGCTGTTGCTGGCGTTCACCACGTCTTCCATGTCCAGCGTGTCGCCGTCTTCGTTAACCAGCTCATGTGAGCGGAAGAACTCCAGCGATTTGCGGCGCTGCTCGCGTTTGTGGATCACGGCTTCGTAGCTGACATACGGGGATGCTTTTTTGTTGACCAGGCAGACGGCGCGCAGTTGTTCCTCGCGCCACTCGCAGCGCATCTGCCACAATTTGCGATACCACCAGTCCGCGCACAGCATACGCGCCAGCGATGGTGGGATCAGTTCATAGGGCACCGGCTTGCGGCGGCGCTTTTTGCGGCGTAACTGCTCAAAGGCAGGCGGGATGACCTCAAGGCGCATCGCCTCTGCGGCAACCCTTTCCCATGCCTGGCGGATTTCTTCTGATTTAACATCATCGCTGACAAACAGATCACCACAGGCCGCATCGAGACACATGCTCATATGTGCCGCAACCAGCGTGGAAAGACGCTTGACCTGATCCTGATTCATTTCAGGCAGTACCAGCAGCCCCTCCAGCCCGTCATGACTCGCCATGAACCGGAAAGAGGCAGACACCTGACTGTCACGCACGCGCTCCAGCCGCTCAAGACACGGCCTGATTGTTTCACGCAGGTAGCGGGAATAGGCTTTTGCTCTGCCCAGACTATGGAAATATTTAATCCGCTCCAGCAGAGGCTTGCTGATATGGGACGGCATGGCGTTAACGTCAGCCAGAATAACCAGATCGGGATTAAAACGCTGCTGCTCGCGCGCCATTTTGGCATGGCTAATCAGCCGGTCCTGCTCCATTTCACGCTGGACAGGATCACGGGATTCATTGAAGAAATAGCGTTCCCAGACCTCATCGCTCAGCGCCTCACGGCGCAGCTGCTCCTGCTCGTTATCCGCAGCGTAAAGAGCAATCAGGTTTGAAAGCGCAGACTCCGGCGCAACTTCCGCCGGGTCCAGATATGGGTTAACCGCTTTTTTGGGGTTATTCCATGAAAAGGCCACGGCGGCCTCATTCGAGCCGCCGGTGGTTGGTGCATTATGTAATGTGAATTTACTCACTGCCACGCCCGCACCTCAGTTTCCACCGAGATATCTGGACCGGACGCCAAATCGACACCAAACCAGTCAGCTGATTTTGTGGCGATGATTTCTGCTGCAGATTTACCATCACCGGCAGCCACACCCATGCTGCGCTTTGCAATGATACGATGGCGGGTAAAGTTACGATAAATCGAACGGGTCAGGGACGTGTCGCTGTTGGACACGATAACCGGATGACCTTCTGATGACCGGCGCTCAAGAATAGACGCCAGATGATACTGGTCGTCCTCTGTAAAACCGGCAGTGTGATAACCGCTAAACGTGCCATCGTATGGCGGATCACAATAAACAACATCACCAGCCTGCAGCAGCGCCAGTGTTTCCTCAAAGCTGGCACAAATAAACATTGCACGTTTAGCTTTCACGGCAAAAGTGCGTATTTCATTTTCAGGAAAGTACGGTTTTTTATAATGTCCGTATGGATTGTTATATTCACCCTTCTGGTTATAACGGCAAAGGCCACGATAGCCATGGCGATTTAAATACAGAAAATATGCCGCCTTTTCTACCTCATTAGAAATGGCGTAATTGAAATGCTGGCGGACACGGTAATACTGAACATCCGAATTAAAATCTTTAAATAACTCCCTCGCTATTTGAATGACAGCCTCATGGTCTTTCTGAATCATCAGATAAAGATTAATCAAATCAGGATTAATATCTGCGACAAGATAATGAGGATAGTCTGTCGCCATCATTACAGCGCATGAACCCGCGAAAGGTTCAACCAGTCGCGGGCCAGCAGGAAGGTGCTTAATCAGTTCCGGCATGATGGCGGTTTTATTTCCCGCCCATTTCAGGATAGTGCTCATACAGCACCTCCATTGTAGTGCTTGCCTTTTAGCTCCGAAATTTCCTGACAGGTGACGCAGCACTGCACGCCCGGAATGGCGCGGCGGCGAGCTGGCGGGATCGGCGCATCGCAATCAATGCAGAGAACACGAGAAACGCCCGGCGCTTTATTGCGGGCGGTGTGGATGTGGCGCTGGCGTTCTTCTTCAACGCGCTGCTGTACGAGGTCCATTGAATCAGCCATCAGTGGATCTCCTGCGCTTCGTTCTGAATCTTCACAGCTTCCTGACGCAGCAGCTCAGCCGCTTCCGTGTGGTTAAGCTGACGTGACACGATGCGAGCAGCTAAAGAATCCAGACGTGCAGCCATCACATCTGCGCGTCCCCGGCGTTCTTCTTTGCGTGCCTCAGTCAGCAACAGGTTGAGTCCAGCATCATCTGGTCCGGTTTTAGTGGTACGGGTTTCGATATTTCGCATAGTTGTTTCTCCTGAATTTGGGCAATAAGAAGCCCGGCGGGTTTACGCCATTAATTTCTGTTGTGGATTAATTCGGCATGGTTAGCCGTTTGGGAAATAAGCTCACCACTGCACGAAAATGATTCATTGCTTTCACCAGTTCCCGCTTTTCGTCAGTAGTCAGATCACTAATATTGACGCCGTGACGTTCTGCCGGAATTTTTGCCATATAAAAAATGGCTGCCAGTGCCCTCTCATTCTGTTTATTATTTACGTCGCGTGGATCGCGCATATCTTTAATAAACCTTTCAAGCTCCGGCTCAATATTCAGACCAAACACTTTAGCCCTCAATTCCGCAATATGGTTCAGTCCGTCCAGGCGTTCACCGGGGCTTAATGGAACAGTCGCCGTAGCGCCTTCAATAGCCATGATTTCCCCTGTTTGGTTGTGGACAGGTCAGCCAGCAGTTCATCCTGAGAGCGGCACGGGTGCCAGCGTTTGCCATCCTTCCCCATGATCCAGCCATGACCGTAGTGCATTGCCGGGCTTTGCTTTATGAGAAGTGACGCGAAAGATGGTTCCTTAGTCAGCATAACCACCTCAGATCAAACCGAACGAAGCGCCGAGGCCCGTCACGGTATCCACCGCGCTTGCCATCGCCGGGTTAGCCTGTAAACGCGCCTGCATCGAAACGGCAGCCAGTGCCATCAGACGAGTAACAGAGTTAATGCTGCTGATAACATCGCGGCGGCCTGCGGTGGTTTTCACATCACCCGATACAGCACCGGCAGCAACACGTCCGATTTCAGCAGTAGCGCTCATGACGTAATGCGGTAGCTTCTCTTTTGCCACTTCGTTCATCGGTACGCATGGCAGGCAGTGAATCTGAGCCAGAAAACCGTCAACCAGCGTGGAGTCCTCAGTAAGATCGGTAAGCAGCCAGATTTCCGACGGCGTGAGCTGATGCGGTTGCTCCGGGTTCAGCTTGTTACGCAGCGTCTGGACGTTCATTCCCGCACGTTCTGCCAGCTTCGCCATGTTGTGACGCAGTGCGAAAGCCCGGCAGGCTTCATCAAAATGCGGATGTTTGGAAACACGATAATCAAACATGATGTAAATCCTTTTCTATCCCAAAATGGAACTATCAGGCTTGCATTGCGACTTCGCAGCCTTGGGCCGCTTCCATCGTCAACGCGAACATGTTGATTTCGATAAGGCTGTTAACTCCGGCTTTTTTCCTGATGGGCAGGCGGTTTTCCCGGATCATTTGACGGGCATAACTAGGCTTGTAACCAGTACGGCGACAGAACTCATCAAGTGTGATGAATGGCTCAGATACCACAAGGTTGATGCTGGGGCGCATTGAAAAATTACGATTCATGATGCACTATTCCTCAGTTGTGACGTTCTCTACACTATTCGGGTGCGTTCAACACTATTCGATAACAACTCACTTTGCGTAAATACTATGATCCAAAATTGGAAAGGTCAACAACAAGATTTCACGAATCGTAAGTCAATTCAGCTACCCCATGGCGGCAAAGACCCTATCGAACGTATTTGCGCAGCTTATGGCTTTACCTCACGACAGGCGTTATGCAGACATCTTGATGTGTCACAAAGCACCATGGCTAATAGGGTTACGCGTGGTAACTTTCCTGCGGATTGGGTTTTGATATGTGCTATGGAAACTGGTGCGTCTTTAGATTGGTTAGTTTTTGGACGCGGCGAAGCCCCCAAAATGGAAACACATATTGAAAACACAAATGAGATACCTCAAGCGCAAAAAACACTCCAATTGAGTTACCTGACCATCCAGAATGGGGTGGTAAAAAACCAAAAGCAGATTGATGTTGCACCGGAACTTATCCCAACAGGCACAACCTCGCCCCGCCTTGTTGGACTAGATAGTGCGATATGGATAGTCGATGATTTCGCAGGTGAGCTTGTAGATGGGTTTTGGTTGACTGAAATGGATGGTGTTATCAGTATCCGCGAAATGTACAGATTGCCTGGTGGTCGCGTAAGAGTTGAAAACGGAAAGGCATCTTTTGAATGTAATGCCGCCGATGTGAAAATTTTGGGTAAAGCCATTGGCAAAACAGAATTTATGGAATGACTTATTAGGTATTAAGGAAATTAAAATGAAAAAAACGCTCATATCTTTTTTAATCATGACTTCTTTTGCTGTCAGTGCAGCACCTGAACAGTACAAAAGTATCAGCAAGTTAATGGATGATTATAACGATTACTCATCATACAGCGTAAATGGAATTGAGTACCCGGCATTTAAGGTTTTAGCGCAAAATCCTTTGCATATTCAAATATCACCAAGCATCTACTCTAAAGATTCAAAAGAAATAAAATATGAGTCAGATAAAGCGTCCGTTTACGCTGTATACCGTACTCTTTTTCAGACTCCAGCTAAAAGCGTGAAAGTTACAGTCCTACCTTTATCCATTGACCTCCAAACCAAAAAATTTGAATACCTAACTGCGGAAAAATTCGATTTTTCCATAACCAGAAAGCAAGCAGAAAATCTTTTGCGTAAGTACGGCAACATCCGTAACCCTGACCAATTAATGACCGCAAGCGGAAGCTGGAGCGATAACTTCAAAAATTGCTGCTATCTGGAAGAGGGTAAGCCAGGCTTGACTAAATTTGCTCAAGACCTCATTTCTCAAAGGTAAAATAATTGGCTGTAACAAAACTATCTAATGGTAAGTGGCAGGCTCAGGTCTTCCCCAACGGTAGGGATGGGCGGCGTATTCGTCGTCAATTCGCCACCAAGGGGGAAGCCATGGCCTTTGAGCGCCACATTAAGGATCAAGCGCAGGACAAGCCCTGGCTAGGAGAAAAAGCAGATAAGCGGCGAGTTACTGACCTTGTTGAAACCTGGTTCAACGCTCATGGAGTTACACTCTCTGATGGCCTCAAGCGTAAGGGCGCAATGGAATTTGCCTGCTTTGCTATGGGAAACCCTCTCGCTACTGAATTTAACGCCAAACTTTTTGCAACCTACCGTGAACAACGTTTAAGCGGGAAAATTACACGTTCTGATCGGGTAAAAGCAGTGACTCCCCGTACCGTTAATCTTGAGCTGGCGTATTTCCGCGCCATGTTCAACGAACTAAAAAGACTGGATGACTGGAGTGCGCCCAATCCGCTCGAAAACGTCCGGGAATTTAAAATCGATGAGGCAGAGCTAGCCTGGCTGACAGTTGAAGAAGTTAAGCAGCTTCTGGCTGAGTGCGAGAAAAGCAAGGCGGAAGATTTAGTAACTATAGTAAAGATATGCCTTGCAACCGGCGCACGATGGGGCGAGGCGGAGTCACTAACAGGCAAGCAAATAAGCCCCGGCAAAATCACTTATATCAAAACCAAGGGCAAGAAAAACCGCGCCGTTCCAATAAGTGATGAGCTTTACGAAATACTCCCAAAAGTAAGAACATCAAAACCAGTCTTTACGGGGTGCTATTCTGCGTTTCGTGGGGCAATTAAGCGAGCGGGGATTGAGCTACCTGACGGGCAGCTGTCACACGTTCTACGGCACACATTTGCAAGCCACTTTATGATGCGCGGGGGTAACATTCTTGTACTGCAGCGTATCCTTGGACACACTGATATTAAGGTGACGATGCGCTATGCTCATTTCGCCCCAGACCATCTGACAGAAGCAGTGGAGTACAACCCCTTAAATCTGATTTGATGGCAGCAAAATGGCAGCAAACCTATTCACTATGCTTTCATATTCCCCACTATTCGACGGCGCAAGGCGTTGAAATTAAAGTAACTTATTGTTTTATAAGCTTTAAGTTTGGGACTCATAATCGCTTGGTCGCTGGTTCAAGTCCAGCAGGGGCCACCAAATTTTAGCTTTAGAATCAATGAATTAAGCCACTCTACTGAGTGGCTTTTTTTTCACTAATAGTATGAATGTCGCAAAAGTGTCGCAAGAGACTCACTTTGCTGTGGTAGCTCACGCGTTTTGCATCTCCCTTCCGTATGTTGCCTGATGTAAACTGTTACAGTTCATGAAACCAAGGAGGCACTAATGGCTGACCCTATTGCGACAGTTTTGTCGCACTTAACTAACCTTGTAACCTTCAGGTCATCTTTAAGGCTACTTATCATTGCTGGTTCGATAATTTGCTGCTGGGTGTTTATCGAGCCAAAACTCAGTCCTTTCAAGTTGCCAAATGAATTATCGTTAACATTAATAACTGTAATAGGATTCTCATTTGGCGCTTTATTATCTGCCACCTTGTTTAACACATTAGATTTGGTAATAAAATTTGCGACAAAGAAAATCGACTTAAGAAATAAACAACGTGAAATCCAAAAAGAAGAAGAAACTAGAAAAGCGAATGAACATAAAAAAGTAGAATTGTTTAAGAAAAGTTTCAACGATTACTCACTGGATGCTAAAGAAATACTACTAAAATTAAAGGATAATGATTGCACCATTGAGTCAGGTACAACTGTCGGGGAAGCACACAATAATGCCCTCTTGGGGCTTCTAGAAAATAAAATAATACTACCACAGCATAGACTGGATAAAAGGCACACTTATTGCACAATCAACCCATTGTATAAAGATGCTATAATTCAAGCATTTGACGAAAAACACCGAAAGGAAGTCGATGAACTCTTTTCTTTAGAATCTAACGATTTGAATATGCTTTTGAAAAAATTCAGCAACAAAACTTACGAAGACAATCATGTTTTCAATATTGTCCACAGCATTTATCGGAATAGATACAATTATATGCCTGTCATAAAGCATGAGTTTTATGACGAGGGTGATTTCATTGAAAACTGCAATATTCAATTTTATGTTTCCGATCCTCACTACCCATTTGTTTGCGAAAAATTAGGTTCGGAAATTAGGGGTTACATTTTAGGAAACTATAATGAAGAAGTGGTTAGAAAAAGACGTGGGTGACGAGACATTAGAGTTTAGACGTCCCCTTGTTTGATTACTAACTCCGTTCCATTTTATTTCATTTTTGATAGAAGCAGTACTCGTGCACAAACCCGCACCAGCACTACCTCAAAGAAGTCAGGCATGAATTATTAATACATCATGCGCTTATCATCAAAGGTGAGCAAAAAACAAAAAAACCATTACATTTCTGATAGTTAAGAAATTTCAAAGATTTTATTTTGATCCTAATAACTGAAAAACACTGAAATTCTTTTCAATCTTTTCAGTTCGGGTTTTACGCAAAGCCGCCAGCACTGGCGCGGTCTGGCGGTCTGGTTTGTAGAAAAATAAAACTGAAAAATTTTTATGATCCAAAAACCGCAGGCGGGTGCGGTGTAGTGCGATTTTGGTCTGCGAAAGTTTTTTTTGGCCATGCTGTGACGCGCCAGCGCTCTGCTGTGCGCACGATCTGTTTTAAGGGTGGCTCTGAGCGCCTTAAAAGGCTGAACGCGGCACAGCGCTGCTGGCAGCGCGTAGCGATAGCCGCTTGTGAGGTAAGAGAAGAGATATCCCCGCCAGGGGGATGAAGGGCATAAAAAAACCCGCTTTCGCGGGTTATGTTCTGGACAGGTTTACTTGCCAATCACCGGGGAGTATTTGCCGTTCAGCGTGTCCGCTTTCGTTCCGGTGTTCCGGATGGCTCCCGCGTTGGTCGGTGCTCCCGTATTGCTGTGCGTGTGGCTTGCCGTTTGCTCTGCCAGCTCTTTCACCACGTCGAGCGTGTCGAGCATCAGCTGCGCCACGTTGATTGTGTCAGAGCCAATCCACACTACCGGGGCAATAATCTGCTGCTGAACGGCCGCCACGCTTTTACGTATCTGACCAATTTTCTCGATCAGGTCTTTACCCGTTGTGACTGTCTGGCTCCCGGCAATGTCCGTTTCATCATTGCCGCCGATACTCGCCACGCGGTTATTTACTGCCTGGCTGTAATCACCCGTGCATACCTGCTGAATGGCTCCGGCCAGTAGTGTGGACGTGCCCAGCACGGTAATTTTATCCGTAGCCTTAACCGTGGTTTCGCGGCTGACCAGCTCCCGCTGTTCTGTATCGGCCTTAACCACGCGTGCCATAGAAGTTTCACTGATCGTCTGGTCTGTCTGCCTCACCCAGTCACCCGCCTGGGTGACGCGCTGCGACACTTCCGCACGCTGCTGTTGCAGCTGTTCGCCAGGCTGGATATCCGGGAGGCTGGTTCCGTCCGGCACGGTCTGCCGCACAAACGGCTTATCCGGCCGTCCGCCAGTGAAAGCGATCTCAACCAGCGTCCCTTCGGGCGGAAACTGGAACATCCCCGAATCATTACCCGCCATAGGAACCGGCAGCGGTACAGCAGAGTAAACAGGCGTGTCTTTATCCGGGTTGCCGTCCGCGTCCAATAGCTGCACATCAACCGCATAGCGGGGACGGAACGGATCGGAGAAATTGCCACTTTTCACCGCCTCAACGGGATTCATCACGCGGCCAAATTTGGGCAAATGCAGTCCTGACGCCAGCTCCGGATAATGGCTTTCAATCTGGCGCTGAACGGGCGTTTTCTGCAATGCCTTACCCGTGGCACGGTTACGGGGTGTCCAGGTCACGGCCATCGTGTCATTTTGCAGGTGGACTTTTGTGACCCTTTCCCCGTTCAGCTCCACACCGGGGCGCAGACTCTGCACCAGGGGAAGTGTCATTGAGTTCCCCCCTGCCGTCCCCTGATTAAATTCATGGGGGATCTCAATCGGGCGATCAGCAAACAGGGCTTTTTCCGCGCCGCCTGTATAAACCCCGCCGTCCGGGAGCTGATACCAGACGTAATCCGTAATGCCGAAAGCCTTTCCCAGATTATCCAGCAGCTGATAACCCGTGCCGCTGTGGGTGAAATGTGGGATCGGACGGTCTGAGTAATCGGCATCCGGCACGCTGAAGGCCAACCCGCTTTGTTCTGTCAGCCAGCTGGCCACACCGCGCAGCGTGGGGTGCTGGAAAGAACATGGCCAGAGGCGTTCGAATACGCCGACCAGCTCGCGGACAAACAAACGCTGAAAGCCGTTTTCAGCAGGTTGTGAGCGTTCCACATACCCGGTAAACCAGCGCAACACCAGATCGGTGTAACCCACATCAAGACGCACCAGTTTCCCCGTATAGTCCTGCGTCGTCCCGGCAGTAATAAACCCCCGGCCGCAGCTGTTCAGCTCCAGCACCAGGCTGGCATCAGCCAGGTGAATTTCATCCGTTGAAAGGTACAGGCGTTTAATCGGCTTCATTTTTATCCCAGTGCATCATTCACGGGCTTGAGCACCTTACGTTCAAACCACGTCAGTTTTTCTTCATCCTCGCCAGCGGCCTGGCCACCGTTCTGGCCGCCGCCACTTCCCGCCGTTTGCTTCACGGCTTTGGTTTTGCCGCTTGCCCTGGCCTCACGTTTTTCCTGCACGCTGATATGTTCGGTCAGCGTGAACGTCACAAGCCAGGACATGCGCCCGTCCTGCGGCGGCGCGTCCAGGGTTCCGGTGAACGTCGCCTCACGAAAATTCACAGCTCGCGCTGCCTCATGTGCAACCCGGTATTTCTGGCGCTGGCCGCTGGCATCCGTAGCGCTGCCCAGTTCAAAGATACGCCGCAGGATCTCCGGATTTTTATACGGAATTTCGCCTGAAACGCGCAACTCCTTGCCTTTGATGCCCTGCTCTGATTTCGTGGTTGCACTCGTCTGGCCGGACTGGTCTTTGTCCTGGAATTGCTGAGAAACGGTCACGCGCATGTTCTTCAGCAGAATGGCCTCGCCATTAAGCGCCAGTGTCGGGTTCGAGGTCATGGATCATTCCTTTTATGCCGTCGAGATTGTCGCCAACCAGCATCATGGCGGCGGTGTACACGGAGGACTGAAGCGGAATCCCTTTTACCAGCTCCAGAAGCGTGGAAGGCAGATCGCCACTGGCGGTAAATACCCATGCCCTGGCGCTTTTCCCCTGTAAATCCGTCAACCCGCTGGCAATGCCAGAAATCAGGCTTTCACGCTGCTGTGTAAACTCCCCCATCAGCTTTTTTACGCCCGTCAAATCCGCCACGGCTGCGGCTTCCTGCTGGGCTTTTTTCACCGCTGCGGCCGCCAGGGCGGTGCGGCTTGTCGGTACGGAAAGCGGGATCGCCGCTGGCAGACTTTGACTGTATTTCGCCGGAATTTGCATCTTCTCCGCAGCCAGCTGTGCGGCGGACTGCGCCAGTCTCCGCACCTGGGTAAATGCCGGACTGGGGAATACATCTACAAGCTTGTTCAGGCTGGCCATAAAGCTGTCATGCGTCTGGCCAGATACCATCATGATCACGATATCAGCCGCCCCGCCTGTTCCAGCCAGTTTCTCAACCAGGTAATTGACGGCATTTACCGGGCTGAGATAAGCGCCGTTTTCTGTCTGCTGACCAACTCCGTACACCCAGGGATGCACCGGGATAACGGAACAATTCAGCGCCCCTACTGAATCACTGAAAGCAATTCGCGCTTCACGCCACATTGTCAGGCACCTCTGGCCACTCAATTTCCGGCGCTTTGCTGGTATCTACACGGTTAAGCAGCACCCTATACTTTTGCCACTTTGTTAAAAAAATGGATTCCTCTTCAGTGGCAATCCCCAGAACGGAAGCATCTTCCAGCGGGGCAATAACGGCCGTTGCGGCACTCATTAAATTCTGTTTTTTAAATTCAGCCTGGGCGACATAATCAACGGGGACAGGAATGATTTTTTTCCCGTCGAACATCCATTCACCATTCTCATTAAGCCCTTCCGGCACATATTTCTTTCCGATTTCGGCTACAGATTTATCTACTGGCCACAGCATAGAAACATCGTAAGAAAACCGTGTAATCACGCCGTTTTCATCAAACTCAAACTTTAATTTATCTGCATTAAATAAAGCCTGTGACTCATACCAGTCTTTACCATCTTCAGAAACCAAATTAGCAATACTGAAACCTTCAATGACTTCAGTACCAGCCAGACGAAATTTTTTGATAATCATAAATTCCCTTTATGCCGTGATTGTTTTCCAGGTGCCGTTTACGTTTATTTGTAAGGCGCGGGTGTACCACACCGAATAACGCACGTCCCCATTACTGCCCGTTCGGCCAGTGATAAAACTGCCAACCGGGGAATCAACATCGCTAGCTCCGCCAGTTGATCCAATGCTCCCTCTGGCGCTCACCCTGATCCCGATCACCGTAGCGGTTTTTAGCGGGTAGCGTCCGTCTGACTCCGCTTTGGTATATGCCTGACCTGCGGGGGTGTAACTGCCTTTAGGCTGGAAACGTCCGTCAGACTCGGCTTTGGTATAAGCCTGTCCTGCCGGGGTATAACTCCCTTTTGGCTGGAAACGCCCGTCACTTTCAGCTTTTGTGTATGCGCCTGTTTTCGGCATGTACCCTGCATCAATCAGGGTTTTGGTGTAATAACGGTTGTCAAAGTTCGCAAAGCTACCCGGAATTAACTGTCCAGGTGCGGTAAAGTTGCCGTTAGTATCCCATTTATAATTAACATCGGCTGCGCCACTTCCTTTCATATGCAGGTGCCACGAAAGAGCGCCATTGCTTACCAGTGTTCCCATTGAAAAAGCGTAGGAGTTAGTCCCGGTAATAGTTGCCTGTTGTTTAATTACCGGATGGTATTCACTAGCGGCGGTTGTTGAATATGAGTTAAAAAATGGCGCTTTTGTGGAATACTGGTTAACCCATCCAGTTGCACCGCTGTAACCAGCTGTAATTTCTTTTGAGGCATAAATTGTATTACCTACAGTCAACGGCGTTTCTGATTGCAGCGCACCAGTTTCAAGACTTACACGTAATGGCCGCAAGGCGTTATAGGCTCCGTAAGCATCACCTTTATTAGTCAGCATCAAATAAAGGTTACTGCCGTCATTACGCCAGAACGTACCGTAATCACCATAAGCAATACGAAAACCATTAGCGGACGCCGACTGCACCTCACCATTAACCTTTAGCGGTCCGGTCATGGTATCGCCGCCTTTGTTTACGGCATTGATATCTGCGGGTGTTGGCTTGTTACGCGTATGGTAAATCTCTCCCCAGGCATTCCATGCCCCAGCGGAATCACCATTTCGAGTCCGAAAAGCAATGCGGTTTCCGTTCCCGTTATACTGCGCAGCAAGTTGAACACGATAGCGACCACTTGAACCAGAGTAGTCAAGAACGGAACCCGTGAAGCCAGGGGTGTTTGTCGCATTGTCATAGCCAAAACTCACGGCATTTTCGGGAAGGTCATCAAAATCAGTAACCGGCCTTCCAGCTCCGGCCAGCACTGTACGCAATGCCAGAGCGCCGCCATTAACAAGAACACGGCCAGCAGTAACATCATCTTTTGATGTCTGAACATCTTTTGACGCCGCTGTGCCCAGAGTTTTTTTAACTTCAATCACCGCGTCACTGACAGCTTTAACTGCTTTAGGGGTAGCGGCCAGAGATTCAGACGTGCTATCCGTGGCGCTACTAAGTTGCGTAAACCCTTTAGCTGCCGTGGTAGCGTCCGGATGGTTACGTGACTGTTCATGCTTTTTCAGTGCGTCGCTGGCAGACTGATCGTTAAGCGTCCCCTTAGGGCGCAAATCGGTAATATTGCCGTTTGCATCGATACTGGCCACTGCAAACACATAGTGCTGTACACCATTTTGAACGTAATCTGCCAGTGTAGCCGCCACGGTGATTTTGTTGGCCACGCCCCAGGCACTCGTCAGCGTTCCCGTCCATGCCACATCCAGCCAGACTTTTACGGGTGTGGTTGTCACCGTAATATTCTGGTTAGCGGCCAGCTGCGCGCGCAAGCCGCGCACATATCCCGCCCCGGCCGTCACAAAATATTGCGCACCGCTTTTTGCGACAAGCCAGCCATTACCCAGGAAAGCCGCCGCGCCGTACAGGTCAATATTTTCCAGGCGCTGACGTTCATCCATTGCGGCCATACGGGCGGTGAAGTCAATCTGCCAGGTTTCCGCTGGCGTGTTGGTTCCGGTTTCAGCCTGTGCCCCGTTGTACTCCATCAAAAACGAACGGGTGAGCACGTTGCCCTGCTGGCCATCTTTCGTTTTCAGCTTCTGCTGTAGCGGCGCATGAACAATCATGGCCAGCGTGTTGCTTGCCTTGTTAATCAGGCCGATCCAGTTAAACGAAAAATCACCCACTTCCGCGCCCAGTACAACAGAGTGAACCACGGCATTTTCATTTACCACGCCTTTACGGCTGACGGCCTGGCGGTGAACGATTTGCGCGGCAGGTGGCAGCGTTTCCTTGCGGTCAACGGGCTTACTGGCATCCAGCCCCGGCACGTTGGCAAACACAAATTCATCCAGCAGAACGGGTTCACCTGTTACCGCCTGGCTGGCTTTCCACTGCTCAAAAGCCAGTGTGATAGCTGTCTGTGACATAAATTCTCCCTATAAACTTGCGCTAAACGTTGCGCCGCTGGCTTCAGTGCTGTTTATGCGTGCCGGATAAACCACGTATTCCCCCTGATCCCATCCCGCCCGGATAGCCAGGCTTTCAGACGTGATCACTTCAAACTGATAACGGCGGCAGGTTCGCCCGTATTGCCGGATTATCTGAATCATCAGTTGCGTGTTGTCTGCGATCTGGCTGTCCGTGACGCGCACCATGATCACGTCCCAGTCAATATCCGGCTGGCGTTCAACCAGCTCCACGTAACCAATTCCCAGCCGCGCAAAAATATTAATGAACCCCTCAACGGAACCCGCATCACGCGCATTGATAAAGGCATACGCCACGCGCTTGCGGTACAGGCTCAGTGGTTCGCCACTGAAGCGGCTTATGTCACGGTCATACGCGATTAAATTGAGTACCGGTTCAATGCAGGTCAGGGGATCAAACTGCCGCAATGGCCACGTTATCCAGCTGTACACCTCAGCCCAGAACGTCCGCGCCGTGCGTAACAAAGCCAGTGGCTCACCTTTATTCATCCAGGACGGCAGCGCCATGCTGGCCAGTTTTTTGAGAAAATCAGTCATCTTTCAGGCTCACCGTTAAGGAGTTAAGGCGCGGTACGCTCAGTTCGCTGGTGATATCCTTCAGCGAAAACTCTATGGAATCCGAATCCGGGAAGGTTTTGTGCACCTCGCGCCCCAGCTGCGAAAACGAAAAGCGGGAATATGGCCATGTTTTTTTCACCTCATAATCCGTGTTTTCCCTGAAGGCGCAGCGGATCAGGTTTTCAATCCCTTTCTTCAGCGTGTCCTGCTGTTCTGCTTCAAGGTTGCTCAGATTCCTGACATACACCGTCACGCTCAGATCGTGGCGGGTTTCCGGCATGGCAAAACACTGCATATCGTCACCGTGGCCGTGGTGGCCTTGCGTGTTGATGTAGTCATTAACTGCGTCAATAAACGGCTCAGACGTTACCCCGCTATCCAGCAACAGATATGCGTTCGCTGTACCCGGACCACGGGGCGCATCATGGAGAAAGAAAATCCGCTCAATACTCAGTCCGGCCACGCTGGCAATCATCGAACGGTAAACCGCGTCCGTGTGATAGTTCCCCACCAGGTTGAACTGGTTCCGGCAGCGCTCGCGCAGCTCGTCATCGCTTTCTTCGTCCGCGCCCGGCACGGTCAGCCAGTCCTCTTCACTGGCCACATGGCTGATACCGTCCACGGCCACGGGCAAAATGCGGTAATAGCCCGGCGCAAGGTTGTACGCCCCGCCCGTTCCGGTGGCTTTGACAGCAAGCAAAGCGCTTGCCGTGCCGGACGGGATCACCACATCGGCCACGGTGGCCATGGCGTAAACTTTGCCGTTAATCCTTTCGGTCTGGACTACCGTTCCCGCCGTCACGGTGACAGCCTGTTTTGAATCTTCCTTGTAAAAACGGATCACGCCTTCCGCCGCGCTGGCAGGTTTAGCCGTGACGTTCACCGCCCAGGCCAGCAGACGCAGCATCTGCCCACCCGCAGTGGCCACAAACATATTGGCCATGACCACCGACACCAGCGCATCCTTCAGCCACATCACTGGTGCGGTCACAATGGCGGTAATGAGCCGCCAGAACGGAGACATGCGCGACGTGTTAGTGATTAGCCCTTCCTGCGCGGCGATGGCATTGAAACGGGTGCGCACCGCCTCTTCCGTAACGGGCATCCCGCTGGACTTCACCACCTCTTCAAAATCAACCTGCGGCTTTTCCGTCATAGCTCCACCTGCGCCGATATTCCGCCAAAGTCATACGTGCCCGCCGTCACCCATAGGCGCTTCTGGCTTTCCTCACTCACTTCCACCGTGCCTGGTACAATGCGTTCATCCTCTTCAATCAGCAGCTCCAGCTGCGTGAAGATATCCGCGCGTAAAGTCGGGCTACGTTCGCCAACCAGCTGCGTGGCAAGACCGCTTTCCAGAATGCTGTGAATAATGTCCTGCCCGATACTTTTGCGGTTATTACACAGCTCAGGCTCTTTTCCGGTATTCAGAACAAAATTACCGTTTTCAATCAGCAGATCGATGTAAAGCAAATCACTCATGGGTTTAGCTCCTGCCACTCCTGCAATTGCCCCGGTGAAAGCGTTTCTTTCGGATAAATATTCACCGTGTCAATTTTGCGGCTGTTGTCCGTAACAGATTTAGAATTGCTGTTTATGGTTTTACTGAGTCCGCCACGCTCAACGCCTTTAAGCTCCCCACCTGTTAACAGCACATTGGGGGCGGTTACTGGCGGCGGCTCCGGTAATAACGTGTTTTGCGTTAACTGCTGCGTGATATTCCCGCCATACTCAACCTGTTTTATTTCAGGTGATGCAATCGCGGCCTGTTCAACCTGTTTAGGATTGAAGGGTATTCCCTTATTTGCTCCTGAACCTGAATCAGCGGCCAGGGCAATATCAACGCCCGGAAGTTTATTCAGCTTTTCAATAATCCAGTTGTACGTTCCGGTAAATGAACCTTTCAGGGTGTCCCATAATTTCCCGAACACACCCCCGATCACGCTGGCCATTTTTTCAAAGGAGGCAACAGGGGAATTAATATCAAAGGCGTTAACCACATCACCCCAGCCATCAATAACGATCCCGAACATCTCAATGACCGTCTGAATGGAACGATAAACCAGCTCAAACGGAGTCAGAACCAGGCCAACCGCCCCCGCCACGACACGGCCAAAGGTTTCCCCCGCGCTGGTCACGCCAGCCAGTTTTTCCCCGGTCATTTGTACCGGGGAAAGCAGGTTGCCAAACCAGCCAAACAGCGTTTTCACGCTGTTCCAGACCCAGCCCACCGCCGTGGCGATGCCGCTGAACAGCCCTTTAAACGGAGTCAGTGCGCCGCTGGCCTGGCTGAAACCTCTGATAAAACCGCTAACGAAAGCCTTAATTGGTTGCCAGAACTTAATGACCGCCAGCACCACGCCAGCAATGGCCAGAGCAACGGCCGCAATCGGGGCAATCATCAGTAAAAACGAGGCAGAACCCACACGGGCGGCAATACTGGCGGCCAGCAGTGCGGCACGCAAACCCCGTAATCCGGCAGTAAACAGCTGCGTCACGGCGTTACTGGCGAGCATTGCCAGGCGATTGAGTCCCAGCAGTCTGGCCACGGGTGCCAGCACCTTCGTCATGCCCATCATCACAAACGTACTGACACCCATCACGATATTGGCGATGGCTCCCACGGCGGCAAAACTCAGCAGCGCCAGCGCGGCATAACCCACCACCCGCGCGATGTTGGGAAACAGCTGCATCCACCGGGAAAAGGTCTGTCCCATATCGGCCAGGCGATTCAGCAGCGGATACAGCACCGGGATCAGCGTCAGGCCAATGACGGTTTTAATGGCCGTCAGGATTGCAATGAAGCGATCCCACGGTTTCACCATTCTGGCCGCCATTTCCTGGGTACGCTTCAGCCCGTCAGCGCCGCCCAGCTCGGTAATATTCCGCTGAAGTAGCGCCACGTTGCCATACAGCTGCTTAACCACCGCCGAACTGTCCCCAAAGGCTTCATCCAGCTCCGCCTGAGCCTTCAGGTTCCCTTCCAGGCTTTTGCCATATTTGCCCTGTAGCTTTGCCAGCATTTCAGGCATGGACAGCATTTTTCCGGTAGCGTCAGTGAAGGACAGCCCAAGCTTTTTAGCGCCATCAATCGCGCCTGTCATAAAGCCTTCGTAAGCGCTGCTCGCTTCCGTTCCCAGCGTGCGGCTCAGTTGTCCCAGCACGGCCAGCTGTTCATCCAGCCCGACACCGTAGTTTGTCCCCACGCCGCGCGCGCCTTCCATCAGGTCTTTGATCGTGGCCATTTCCGCGCCGAACGTCTTGCGCATGTAAACCATCTTTCCGGCCAGCTGTTCAGCGAACTGGACTTTGCCCAGGCGTGCGGCATCAGACGAAAAGTTACCGAACATCTGCCCCATAAATTCCGACGTTTCCGCCGCGGTTGATTTCATGGCAAACGCCAGGACGTTGGCAACCTTAGTCACTTTCGGCAGTTCATTCCCGGTCAGCCCGGCGATGGCCGCATTGATTGATTCAGTGGACTGAACAAACTGCACCGCGCTTGCACCGTATGTCGTGCTGAACGTCAGCGCGTCCCGCTGGACGGTTTTAAGCGCGGAATCGTCGATACCTTTTGCGGCCGCCTCATTCAGCGCGTCATACATTTCTATGGCCGGAGACAACGCGCCTTTGATGGCCATTCCCGTTCCGGCCAGCGCCAGCACGCCGCCGCCAATCTTCGTAAACGCCGCCGTCGATTTTTCCGCAAAGCCGGTCACATTGTTCTGCACCTGTTTTAACGGGCGGGACAATTTATCAATCAGGCTTAATGTAAAATCTAACTGTTTCATTCATCGCCTTTAAAAGCAGTGCTTATTCCGTTTGCAACAGCAATACGCATATTTTCCCACTGACGATTATCCAGCCAGACAGCGGCGGCGATATCGTCAATGGAATCTTCCCCGTGGGGTAAATAGTGGCGGCGTAAAATTAAATACTGATCGAGTCCGTTTTTCTCAATAGCCCGGACTCGCTTTGTCAGTTTTTTACTTCAATCTCCAGCTCAGGCGCGTAAATTTCATTTACCTTGCCAGCCAGCTGCAACGCCGCACCCGGACGTTTTAAAAGCTCGGCCAGCGTGTCTTTACTTTCTGGCTCCACAATACGGTTCAGGTAGTTATGCGCCGGGGCAACCTTGTTATCCATCGCCATTTCATTAATGAATTTGTTATAGGCGGTCTGGTTAGGCGCGAAAACAATTTCTTTACCACATACAACCAGATTAATTTTCTGTTCCATTTAATACGCTCTCTCGTTTATTTATTTCGTCAATCAGCGCGTTATGACGCGCCGCACACACAGAATATAAATCCTGATATTCAATAGCAGGGGCAGCAATATCCGCCCCGGTATTACCTTTAATGCGCGGAAGATTTTCCGTTGGGCATTTTCGCTTCAGGTTTTCCTGATAAGGTACGCTCGGTATTGTCGACGGTTGCGTTGTACATCCGGATAAAATCATCAGACACGCAAACGTTAGTGAAAACCGGCTTAAGAATTTCCGTCCTGATTTCCTTCGGTCTGCCACTCTCCAGCGCCTCCAGCTTATCTTCCAGCCCCCTGGCGGATTCGCTGGCAATTTCCAGCATCGCCTTTTGGGACTTGTTACCCGCAACCTGCGCGGCGGAGTTGATCGCCAGCTCCAGGCTGTCACGCCGCCAGTCAGCGGTCAGCCAGCCCCAGACAAACGCCAGCGCAACCACTACCAGCCACTGGCCGTTTGTCATCACCGCACCCCGTTATGTTCCAGACTGAAGTGATTGCCGTCCGGACGGGATTTAAAGCGGCCGCCCCACGTACCGCCCAGCGATTCCCAGTATTCACCCAGCGGGAGATAATCGGCGGTGTCTGTTTTGTACTGGCCATTCACGAACAGATTAAAGTCCACGGCCAGGCGCTGGGTATGCAGACTGTTGGTGATGCCGCTGCCCTTTTTAGCGTTCAGCGCGGCCTGTTCCGGCGTGCGGTACGCCTCGCCAAAGGTCAGGCGATAGCCGTGTTCTTCAGCCCAGTGGATCAGACTGGCCACCATCACGGTAAACAGCTGCTGCTTTTCACTTAACGTCATAATTTACCCGCCCCTGCGTTAATCCCTTTACGTTTGAGCCAAAGTTCAACCCCCTGAAGCCCGGCCAGCCCCAGCGCTGAACCAATCCCCAGAAGCGCCAGCGGGTGAAGCTCCGGAACCAGATACAGCGCCGAACCCGCCGCCACAGAAAGCGCACTCCCGACAATTACACGCCCGATGGCCAGCCGTGCCGTAACAGGCTCATTGCTGGACAGTAGCTTACCCAGCGCGATAAGCGCCCCCATAACCGCCAGCGTCAGAGCGCCTTTTTCGTACTCCTGCATCCCTGCCCCTTAACCGATCAGGTTTTCCGTGGCTTCCGCTTCCAGATACGGAACGCCGTTGATGTTTACGAACTTTGGACTGGTCACAAAGTATTTGATTTTGTGCGTGGCCACGCTGCCACCCTTCGGATCGATATCCAGCAGGTTACTCAGCTGAAGTTTGCAGCCGAACGTCTCCACTTTGACTTCCTCATTACCGGCTTTGGCATAGAAGAGGAAATCCACGGGTTCAATACCACGCCAGGAACCCGCTGATCGTGCTTTGGCCGTCAGCACGCTCAACACTTTGGAACTGACTTCAATTTCACCCTCAGCGGCCACATCACCATCAACGTGGCCATCCGGCACGCCACGGGTCTGCGCGGCGGCGCTGTTGTCCGTGATATCGAGAGAAATTTTTTCAATGTGGATCAGATCGCCGTCAACGTAAGAATCAAACGACATTCCCGAAATACGCTTACTCATGCGGCGGCCTCCAGGCTGGCATCCAGTAACAGACTAATAGTGATTTGCAGCGGCACTTCCCAGGTGCGCACCACAATGTAAATCTCCACCGCCTTTTTGTTTTTCCAGACAATGGTTACATCACCATCCTGCGGCGGCTTCACTTCGCCGGGGAATGACACCCCGTTGATGTTTGCCGCCGTGGACATTTCGCGCAGCGGCTTCGCAAACAGCGTCTGGTGTGCGGCAATGCTGCCCGGCGTACTGTTAAGCGAACGGTCTGCAATCTTGCCAATGGCCAGCAGACGCACCCGGCGTGCGGCTTTATCCGCCACGCGCAGCGTCTCGATGGATTGGTAATCGCCCCCTTCCACGTCCAGCGTGCGACCATCTGACCAGTAGAACCCGTCATAATCCGGATACCACATCGGCACACTGAAGCGCTGCGCCTCCAGCGCCTGAAGCGTGGCCAGTTCCAGCACCGCCCCTGTGCCATCCAGCGGCAGTTCATCGCTGCCCAGGCTTACCAGCGCACCCGTTTTGACACGCGCCGGACTGTCCGCCACGGTTACAGCACGACTGCACAGACGGCCAGCCAGCACGCCCGGTTCGTTCCCCCAGAGGCGGGGAACCAGCTGCACCGCTTTTTCCGCAATGCCGTCCTGGAGGATGGACATACGTGCAAGGTAGTCCGCCTGTCCCTCTTCATCCTGCATTCCCTGCGTGGCCAGAATGAACCACACCCAGCGGCCATACTTCGCGATCAGATCCGCACGCAGCGTAATGGCCTGGTTAATCTCCGCCTTTGTGGAAATGTCGTTACACAGCACCACGCCTTCAACAGAGCACGACACCTGCGCGGCCAGCACCGCTTTAACCCACGCATCCGGCTCGCTGTCAGTTGCCAGCACATGGACGAACCCCCACCAGTTCTGACCAGCATTCGACACCGCTGCCAGCACATCACTTTTTAACTGGCTGTCAGCCTCACCCAGAAGTGCATCAAAATCGCTCTGGGTGTTCACAGCCAGGGTCTTGCCCGTATTTTTGGTTCCCGTACCGATAAACAGCACCGCGCGTTCCACCTCATTGGTTTCGCCCAGTAGCTGGTTTACCTGGTTAACGGTCACATTTGGCCAGGTCATGTTCTCCCCCTGATATCCTGCGCATTCACATCCCAGCCAAAGCCGATGGCCTGAAGCTGGCGTGCCAGCGCCTTGTTAAAGTCCTCATCACCCATTCCCAGAAATACGCGGGAAGGGAGATCGATAGTCCAGCTTGTTTTTACGGCCTTGCCGCTTAACTTCCGGATAAGCAAACCCGCCTGTGCGTATGGCATTTCGTTGGTTATTTCCCGGATAGTGGGCTTTTTCCAGCGCTTCCCCCGGCGCACCCGGTAGCCCAGCGCACGCAGTTTTTTTCCCTGCGCAGCGGTGGCCATCTTGCCTGGCTGTGCCTTCCCTGGCTGGCTTGTACGACTCACCCGGACGCGCATGCCGTTTTGCTGCGAATAGCCCACCGTGCCAGCGGGTACAGGCGTTTCCCCGTTCCGGTAGCCGCCACCCTGCAAGTAAATCCGCACAGCCTGAATCTCAGGCATTTCCCGGATATGCAGCAGTTTCGGCATGTTGCGCAGCATCTTCCCTTTGCGCTTTGTTTTGCGTCCTGCCCAGCCTTCCCCGTCCGGCGTTTCCTGGTTCCGCACGTTGCGTTTGGCGGCGGCAATAACGCCATATTTCGCCATTCGCCACAGCAGCCGCTGCCGTTTTTTTGGCGGCAGCTCCATGCTGGCCAGCGCCTTTTTCAGCTCCGCCAGCTGGCGCTTGTTAAGCTCCCCTCCGGCAATCACGACGCATCGCCCACAGGCGCACCGGATTCATCCACGCCGTAAATCGTTGCGGTCAGCGCCGTCCAGATCTCCGGCTCAACCAGCGACCAGCGCTTGCCCTGCCAGGGGATTAACCCCTTTTCGTCCTCACGGATCACCAGCTCTTCCGCCATGGGAACCGTCAGGACAATATCAGCGGTCTCTTCATCGGCCACCGACACATCCCACTGCGGATCGGCCTCAGTTACCCCGATTTCGTCCAGTAATTCCCGGTCTGCCTCATCGAGCCAGGCAGCCATCAGCGACATAAGCAGCTGCGGCGGACACAGGCGATACGGGAAACGCTCCCAGCTCAGTACCGCGTCATAGCGGATCACCGCCTGGCGGTACTGCCCCAGCCCCATATCCTTTGCAGCCGGTACGAACTCCATTTCATCCACTACGCTGTCAAACGACTGCATCGCACGGGCTGGCACGTTGCTGGTAAAGAACGCCGTCAGGTTTTCAAGCTGTGTCTGGCTCATACTTTCTTCACCGTTGCCCTTTTCAGCCCCTTCATGCGGCGGATCACAACTGACGCCTCTGCCAGCAATCCTGCGCGGGTTTCCGTGCTTTCCTGGCCTGGGTGAGAGTCACGCCGCCCAACGGTGGCAAACTCCCCTAACAGGTCCGCTTTTGCCCTGGCAAAAACCGCCTTCATGTACTGCGCACAGAGGGCGTTTAACTCCCCCATCCGTGCCCCCGGCGCGTCCCCTGCGCTCAGAACCCCTTTTGCCTTCCAGCTGGCTTCCACTTTTTCCAGCTCCGCATTCACCTCCGCCACGGCCGCCAGCAGCGCCTGGGCAACGGTGTCCGCCTCAACATCAGCCGGGATCGCTCGCTGTGCCTGAAAGTCCTTCAGGTTCAGGTCTGGCCAGAATCCTTCGTTTTTTAGCGGCTCGTCCTGATAATCAAGCGGCTTTCCACTAAACATGGCTCCCCCGAAAAAATAGGCGGGCTGTCCGGTTTCCACGGCGCAGCATCACATCGTGTTTCTGCCCTCCACCGCGCCCGCCTGGCTTGCGGTAGTCTTTAACCCTGCGTCAGTTTTCGGATGCGTGCGGCGATGGTCTGCCGCTGCGTTTTAACGCCGATTTTCAGGTAATACTTTTCTGCGGTGGCCAGCAGCTGATCGGCTTTCTGAAGTGTTTCCACATCGTCCACCCCCGCCGCCGTTTTCTGGCCATCCTCACCGCGCAGCAGCTGCAACCCGGCGAACTTGAACCATTTCGCCGTCACCTGCTCATGCAGCCGCCACCGGGTGGCCACGTTCTCAAACGTGCGTGAAAAATACGGCTCAATGCTCTCCCCGCGCCCCGCAGACTCCTCCGCCCAGGCCAGCATCGTATCGGCCACGAACGTTGGGAAATTGCTGCGCAGCCGTTCCGGCGTGGCCTGTTGCTGGGCAATAGCGATATCAGCCCATTCCAGCGCCTTATCCAGATCGCCCACGTCAAACAGCCAGATCACGCACCAGGCCAGAACCGGATTGGCATACACCTGGCCGCTGGCCAGATACGCTTCCACAGTCGGCACCCATTTGGGCAGCAGCACATTGCGCTTATGCTCAACGCGATCCGCAATCAGCGGCAGGCTTCGCACCTGTTCCACGTCTGTTTCCAGCGCCTTAATCAGAAGGTGCATGCTTTCCGTGGTGCCAACGGCCAGACTTTGTTTCAGCTTTTGTTCCATCGCAATGCGCTGGTTATGACGCTGCGCGGGTGAAAGAGACATTAATTAACCCTCCACTGGCTCAGACGGCTTGCCGATGGTCACGGCATCTTCATCAATCGCTGCGTACAGCTCCGGCACTTCAATCGCGTAACCTTCATTACGCAGATAGCTGTTTTCGAACTGTTTGCGATCATCTTCAAAGCGCGCTTTACGCTGGCGCGTGTTGCGCTGGGTGTAGATATGCAGGTTCGAAAGTGGCGTAACCACCATGCGTTTGCCCGGCATGAACGGCGGGATAATCGCCTGACGGCCAGCGATGGTGTTACCCAGCAGCTGCGCCGCGATTTTCTCCGTTGGGCGGTCAGCAGCCTGGAACAGGCGGTACTGTTCAGCGGCCACCAGGTCAGCACCTACCAGCACCACAAGGCGTGGGTCATTGCGGAACTGTGCCGGGATTTTGGCGTTAATCAGATCGGAGGCCATCGCATCCAGCGATTTGTAATCACCCGCCTGATCGAGCACCACCGGATCGGTCATGATTTGCTTGCCGCCCAGCATGGTTTTCATGATTTCATGCCAGCCAATGTTCACATCTTCGCCGTTCGGGTTGGCAATCGGGTCTGTGGTTTTGGCGCGGTGTGTACCGTTAAAGCCGATACGCAGCATATCCATGGCAAACGCCTGGGTACTGAAGGTTTGCACCAGGTTGTAAAACTCATTTTCTTCCTTCCCGGCGTTCGCCCAGACGGAAAGCAGATCCCAGCGCAGCGCCGCACAGCTGTCCGTTTCAACCAGGGAATAGGTATTGCCATCAACACCCACCTGGCGGACGAAACGGCCTGTTTCACTGCGCCCGGTATGAAGGACAGATGCGCCCACGTTGACGACCTGACCACTCAGTTGGTCAACGTCCAGCGTGGTGATCCAGTTCAGGAACTCCACGGACTCCAGCATGGCCAGACGCAGCGCGGTTTCCTGCGGGTCATTTAGCGAAAAATAACGGCCAGGGTTTTGCGTGCCAAAATGCTGCGCCAGCCCCGCCGTATAATTGTCCAGTAAATCCCGCGCACGGTTATTCAGTAACATAAGACTCCCTCGCAATTAAGCGATAATAAAAATGTTTTGCTTATTCGCGTTGCGGTTAATTACAGATAGCTAAATTTACCGGATTTGGACTGCACCTGACGCTGTTTGCGCTGACCGCCCTTATTACCCAAATCATTAAAGCGGGTAACAATCTCTTTTGCATTATCACGAATAACGGCAAACTCTTCCGTGTCCACTACTTCGGTAATAGTGTCAACATCGTCCTTCACGGAATTAAGCTGGGTTTCAATTTTACCCACCCGCGCTTCCAGATCGTTCAGCGCACTCGCCAGCGCCTGCAATTTATCATCAGCAGGTGGATCGTCCTGCGGATTTTCATCTTCAAACTTCGGCTTAATACCAAACAATTTCTGCCAGTTCTTCATCTTCCCTTCCTGCGTAATTTTACCGTTACGGGAAATTACACAACTGTAATATCCCTGTTTGTTTAATTTGCGCTGACTAAAGCGCAGACGTGTAGTTCCTACACTTGCCGGGTTGTCAGTGACAGCCAGCCCCTTCAGATATGTACGATCCCCTCCGCGCCAGTTCAGCTCCGGCTCTACGGAGAAATACAGCAGCTGGCCTTCGTCGTTTGCATAAATCAGGCGCTTATTCGGGCACAGGCTGACATACAGCCGCGCCAGCCCGTCATCGCCGTCCTGCCACATCGCTTCCAGCACTTCACCAAAGTTTCCGGCGTAGCGCTCGTGTTCTGGCCAGAGTAAAGCGGCGTAATGGTCAGGGTCATAGGTTTCCCCCATGTCAATAATCCATTGCCGTTCCAGCACTCGCCCATCAACCGTATCGCCTTCAGTAGCAACACACAGCCAGCCAGTTTTTAAATGCGACACATATTCCCCCCTCTGTCGATTAACTGTTTCCCTTGCTGTGGATTTGATTATTGCTAATTAAACACATCCCCGCATCACGCTTTATTCTGAACAGTTCGGTTATAAGCCATTACCGAACAGCCCCGAATTAACCCCGCCGTTTTTTCATCAACACCACGGCATAATTAAATCTATGGCTAAATACTCAGACGAATTAAAAGGCGTTGTCCGCGCACTTTACTTGCGCCGTTACACGCCCAAAGAAATTGCTTCAGAATTAAATCTGCCGAATGCGCGGATCGTTTACTACTGGGCGGAGAAATATAAATGGGCTGACCTGCTCAGTTTCGAAAGCACAGAGGAGGCAATTGAACGCCGTTACCAGCTGTTAGCGGGGCGCGACAATAAAACGGATCTGGATTTAAAAGAAATGGATTTGCTTATTGCTCACGCCACAAAGCTGCGTGCCCAGAGCAATAAACATAAAGAAAAGCTGGCCTCCAGCCAGGGAGAACGGCAAGCAGCTGCGCGAGGCGATAGCGAGGACGAACCCCGCGGCAAACGTAAGTACAAGAAAAACGATATTTCGTCTCTTACCCAGGAGGATTTTGACACCTGGGCAGAGGAGCATCTTTTCGAATATCAGAAACACCTGCGTCGCAACATTGGCCAGCTGGTCAGGAACATCCTGAAAAGTCGCCAGATCGGTGCAACCTGGTACTTTGCGTTTGAAGCGTTCGAAAATGCGGTAATGACGGGCGATCCGCAAATCTTCCTGTCCGCATCCAAAGCACAGGCGGAGGTGTTCCGGTCTTACATCGTAAACATTGCAGAACAGTATTTTGGCATCACGCTGACGGGGAACCCGATCCGCTTAAGTAACGGCGCAGAGCTGCGTTTTCTGTCGACCAACAAAAACACCGCCCAGTCATACAGTGGCCATCTTTACTGTGATGAATATTTTTGGGTGCCCAACTTTGCAAAACTCAATGAAGTGGCCAGCGCGATGGCCACACATGACAAATGGCGTACCACCTACTTTTCCACGCCATCGGCCAAAACGCACCAGGCGTATCCGTTCTGGACGGGTGAAGAGTGGAAACAGGGCAGCAAGAAACGTGCGGCCATTACGTTTCCGCTGTTCGATGAAATGCGGGACGGTGGGCGGCTCTGCCCGGATGGCCAGTGGCGCTATGTCATCACCATGGAAGATGCCATTGCGGGTGGCTTCAATCTGGCCAACATCGAGAAGCTGCGCAACCGCTACAACACCGCCACGTTCGACATGCTTTATATGTGCGTGTTCGTGGACAGCAAGGATTCCGTTTTCAGCTTTTCCGACCTGGAAGCGTGCGGCGTGGAGGTGGACACCTGGCAGGATCACGACCCGGACGCAAAACGGCCGTTTGGGGACAGGCCAGTCTGGGGCGGCTTTGACCCGGCACGCAGCGGTGATTTGTCGTGTTTTGTGATTGTCGCCCCGCCGATGTTTGCCGTGGAAAAATTCCGCGTGCTGAAGGTGATTTACTGGAAGGGCATGAACTTCCGTCACCAGGCAAAGCAGATCGAAAAGCTGTTTGACCAGTACAACTTCACTTATCTGGGCGTGGACGTAACCGGGATCGGCCAGGGGGTGTTTGACAATATCCAGCACTTTGCCATGAAGGTTGTTGTTCCGATTCGCTACGACATGAACACCAAAAACCAGCTGGTACTGAAGGCCGCCGATGTGGTGGAAAGCCAGCGTATCGAGTGGGACAAAAACCTGAAGGAAATCCCCGCCAGCTTTATGTCAGTGCGGCGCACTACCACGCAGAGCGGTAACGCAATGACCTTTGTTGCAGACCGCAGCCAGGACACTGGCCACGCAGAGGCATTCTGGGCAATCACCCACGCCCTGCATAACGAACCACTCAACTATGAAAACAAACCAAAATCCCGCTGGGGTGTAAGGAAACAAGCAGCATGAGCAAAAAGAAACGTTTTGTGAAGCGCGAACAGCGCGGCGATAAGTCCAAAAAAATGAGCATTATCAGCTTTGGCAAACCAGAACCGGTACTGACTACCGGAACCGATTACCGGGAAATCTGGTACGACAACGCCGCCGACCACTACACCCAGCCGATTGACCGTCTGGCGCTGGCGCAGCTTATCAACCTGAACGGCCAGCACGGCGGGATTATCCACGCCCGTAAAAACATGGTGACGGCGGACTATCAGGGCGGCGGCCTGACGTTCGACGAGCTGGAGGCCGCTGTTTTTGATTACCTGACCTTTGGTGATATCGCTGTGGCCAAAATCCGTAATGGCTGGGGAGACGTGATCGGGCTTCAGCCGCTGCCGGGGCTTTACCTCCGCCGACGAAAGGAGAGAGAAAACGCGGAGACTGTGCCAGGGGATTACGTGGTTTTACAGGAAGGCGAGCCGCTGGCGTTCCCGCCTGACGATATCATTTTCATCAAGATGTACGACCCGCAGCAGCACATCTATGGTCTGCCGGACTACATCGGCGGCGTTCACTCTGCCCTGCTGAACAGTGAGGCAGTTATTTTTCGCCGTCGCTACTACCACAACGGCGCACACACGGGCGGCATTCTGTATACCCGTGACCCCAGCATGACGGACGAAATGGAGGAGGAGATTGAACAGCAGCTGCGGGACAGCAAGGGGATCGGCAACTTCTCCACCATCCTGGTGAACATCCCTGGCGGCGACGGTGACGCGATCAAGTTTATTGAGATGGGGGACATTTCGGCCAAGGATGAATTTGCGAGCGTGAAGAACATCAGCGCCCAGGACATTCTGAACGCGCACCGCTTTCCGGCCGGGCTTGCAGGTATTGTTCCGCAGAATACTGCCGGGCTGGGCGACCCGGAAAAGATTGAGCGCACCTACAAAAAGAATGAAGTGCTGCCCATTCAGCGCCGCCTGGCGATGGCCATCAACAGCGATCCGGAAATTCCGCGCCACCTGCATTTGAATTTTACTGAAGAAACAACGGTGAAGGGTGCAGCATGAGTCAAAAAAGGCTAAAATCCAGGCATTATTTGACAGCCGGAGAATGGAATATGAGAGTCCTGAAAATTGAATGTCCGGAGTGCGGCTCTAAGGCTGTGATTCGCAAAACTAACCGAAAGCACCGCCAGATTGCAGATATTTACTGCGCATGCGCAGATGTGGAGTGTGGGCACACTTTTGTTATGAATTTGACGTTTTCCCACACTCTCAGCCCCAGCGCTAAAACAGGTGACGCTCTGGTGCAAACCTTGCTCAAAAACCTGTCACCCGACCAAAAGCAAATGGCTCTGGATTTATTGAAGGCTGCACCCGCTGCCTGAAATGCCCCCGTTCTGGGGGGTTTTTATTTCCCCCCTGACCACGTTTCGCATCTCTTCAGCAATTTCACCAATCCAGGTTAAGGCAATAGTCTTTTCCTTCGCGCTTATCTCACTTACATGGGCAATTTTTGCCAGTAATTCGATGCGCTCCAGCTTTGCTGATGCCTCTAAGATATCCATGCAGCCCTCCCACAAAACAAAATACTGTATAAACATACAGTATACCCAAACGCACAATATGTGAAATGATAATTAGCGCAAATGAAAATTTACGCATTACTTATCACGCACTTACATACCATTACTGCCAGCCTGGCCACTGTTCATCTTCCGGATTGTTCCGCTTCTCCTGCAACCTTCCGCCCCTGTAAATCAGTGCTGAACGCCCAAATTTGAGACCTCCGCCCCGCTTCAGAATGTCGATTTCTTCATCCGTTCCGGCAAACCCTCTCTGGTTCAGTTCCAGTTTTAACCGTCTCCGGGTTCCCCCCTCCGTACAGTTATTGACAGAACTCCAAGGGGCGGCGCTGCCGCCAGAAAAACCCGCCTCCGCTGGCGCTTCGGCCAACTTCGCAACCTTCTGCCACTTAACCAGACGGGTGCAAACTTCGGAATCAGGGATCAAAGGCGAATAGATACCCTGCACACGCTGAACATCTTCTGCGTACTCGTTACCCTGTTCAGTGATTTCATAGGCCAGACGCACAACCAGATCGCGACGTGCAACCAGTGCGCCACCCTGCAACTGTGTATAGGCCGCCCAGTCCCCTACATCAGCCGCCGCCAGCACCGCATCCATACGGCTGTCAGTTAGGCGCTGATCACCCAGGCGGCGCAACTCACGCCATACAGTCACAGGCGCACCACCAATTTGCTGAAACTGGCGAATCCGCCAGCGGGATGCCCAGGCCGATACGGATTTGGCCATATCGCGCAGGTTTTCCCCGGTTTCTTCATCCTGCTCGCCATCGAGCGCAAAGCCGTCGATATTTTTTGAGATGTATTTAGCGATATAGCCTGTTGCCGACCCTTTAGCGGGATCGATAGGCTCAACGTGAAAACGCGCCTTAAGCGCGTTGGGTGTCTGTAGCTCTTCTGAATCGGCAATCCTGGCGTGATAGCAAATAATATCGCGCACCGCCTCAACGTCATGCGGTTGCATAAACAGCAGCATATGCCAGTGCGGTGTCCCGTCGTGGTGTGGCTCCACCACGCGAAAACCAAAAACATGAATACCGGCACGGGAGATCGCCGCACGTGCTTTTGCCCAGACGTTGCATAAATAACGCTGTGTGTCCCGTGGGCTTAATCCGTTCCACTGAGACACAAAGCCGCCTTTGCTGTGTACCGCGTGATAACGTGAAGGCGCAGTGATTGTGTAAAACTCGCCAGCCAGCCCCTGTTCATTGGCGATATCTTCAAACCCGCGCATACGCACCATCAGTTCACAGCGACGAATGGCCGGATTAGCAACGCTGCGGTGTACCATGCTGTCCAGCGCAATGCGGTTGCCCTCTTCGTCCATCAGATCAAACTTTTTGAAGAACTCCAGATTTCGTTTCTTCTGGTCTATCCATTCGCCCAGGGTTTTACGTGATACGTAGGCGCTGGCAGATTTTTGCACCTGGCCAACGGCGATGGCCAGATGTTCACGTTGCAGGTCACGGGCACGCTTCAGGCGCTGATACCACCATTCCGGTGCCATGAGACGCAAAATCCCGGACTCCGCTTTTCGGGTTTCCAGGTGGCCATCATTGGCTTCGTGCTCTGCCCAGTACGGCGGCTGATTGTTCAGCATGAGGGAAAGCGAGCAAAGATTGCGGTAAGCCTCCAGCGTGCGCTGGCGCATTTCCCTTTCGTCTTTGGGTTTTCCCTTCAGCGTGTCGGTGAAGTCATAAAACATCTGAGCTATCCAGCCAGAGACCTGGCCTGACAGCTTTTTGAGATCGGTACGGTCAAGCGACGGCAAACGCTGCAATGATTTGCCAAAAGGGAGATCGCTTACATCAGCGGCCAGCTGGTAACGCGCAGCCACTTGCCGCAGACGTGGCAATACATTCTCACCGATTGTTTTGCGCAGGAATGTATTGGCACGGCGGCGGCCGTCACGACCAGCAAACAGCTTTTCGTAACGGTTGCCAAAATACCCGGCTAGCCAGTCGGGTATTTCATGAAGGAACTGTGAACGCCATTCGTAGTCCTGTGGGTTAACTGCCCACAAACGGCGCTCTGTGATTGTTGCATCCGCTGGCGTTCCTGGCGCAAAAGTATCACGCCGCCAGATATCGACGGCATGATGTTGGCCAGCAAGAGACAGATCAGCCACGATTAACCCACTTCTTCCAGGCATTAATCATGTAAGCAGCGATACATACCGCCACCAGTACAGGCCAGACGAGGGAAGAGATAGCGACCAAAATAAAGTCCACATCATCTGAAGTCTCCGCGTCCCGGCGCTCTTCCCAGGAAAAGAAGATGAAAGCCGCAAATACCGTCAGCGCATACAGCCCGGTCATGGGTTCAGTCATCATTTCGCCACCACCCCAGCGCTGGAGGCAGTGGAAACTGGTGATTTCAGGATCAGCTCTGCGGCAGATTTCTGGCTTGCAGCTGCGGCACCAACACTGCGTGGCGCTTTGACTTTCATCGCCTCAAACCCGGCGTAAAGGTAATGCACCATTTCCTGATCGCTGTTTGACGCAACAACACTCACGCCCTTTTCAGCGAGACGGCGCAGCTTTCTGGCCAGCCGCCCCTGATCAAGATGTGAAAAGCCGTTTTCAGTGTATGAGGTGAAATTTCCTGATTCCGTCAGGTATGGCGGATCGCAATAGACCACATCCCCGGCACGAACCAGCGCGAGCGTTTCGGAGTAATGCGCGGTGATGAACGTTGCACGCTTTGCCTTTTCAGCAAATGCGCGGACTTCTTTAAGCGGGAAATAATTTTTTTTGTACTTCCCGAAAGGGACATTGAACTGGCCACGGCGGTTGTAACGGCAAAGTCCGTTAAAGCCGTGGCGGTTCAGGTACATGAAACGGGCAGCGGCTTCAACGCTTTCAGCTCCATGTGCCTTTCCGGACAAATTGAACGCGTCCCGGACGGCATAGTAAAAAATAGCGCGGCTCTCCTGCTCACCCAACGCCCCGGCAGAAAACAGGGTTTCAAGCTCCACAAGAAACGCATCGGTATGGTAGGCCATCGCCTTATACAGATTGACTAAATCCGGGTTCAGGTCAGCGATCAGGTATTCGTCATAGTCCGTATTCATCATGACGGCGCAGGAACCCGCGAACGGTTCAACCAGGCGCTTACCTTCCGGCAAGTGGTCACGCAGCTGCGGCATAAGACGGACTTTGCTTCCAACCCATTTAAGTGGGGTTTTAATGGTCATTGCGCCCCTCCCATAACCGCCGCTTTACACAGTTCCCAGATTGCCTGGGCATTAACGCCGCCATCGCTCAAATCACAAATCCCATCAAGTACAATACGCGGTACATCATTAGGTGCGGTCAGCGCTGCCAGCGCGATTTCGGCCTGGTACAGACGCATTGACGTATGCATGGACGGGATTAACTCGTTACGCTCTTGCCAAAACTCAACATCGTCACGGGTTAGATTGATTAACTGCTCTTTTGAAAACTGTTTGCGCTTGTTCAGTTCCATGCCGCACCGCCTTTGCTGCAAATGGCCGCAGCCTCTTCACGGATCAGCTCTACGATTTCGGCAGCGCTTAAACCTTCGTTAGCGGCATACGCGGCCAGCTTATCCAGACGAGCAGAACACAGATCGGCGGAGGCCGCTTTACCTTCCTCAGTAGCTTTTGCCAGCATTGCCAGCAGGTCAGCACCGGATTGGTTGACGGGTAAAAACATGCGTGTTGTTTGCATTTTGGTTTCCTCAGGGCAAAAGAATCCCCGGCCACCGCAGGGATGGCCAAAAATTCAGGCAGTTAATTAGTGGAAAGAGACGGTAACGGGCGCGGCTGAGTAGCTCGGCGCGGGTATCTGGTGAAGCTCGTATGTATTGCGCCACCACTCCTGGATCAGCGCTTTGACTTCCCCAGCGCCCAATGACCCGGCGATGTAATACATGGAACGAATACTGGCCAGCGCTTCAACCTGCTGGTACTGGCTTTCCGCCTCACGATAGACGCAGCACCAGTACGCAACATTTACGGCCAGCCAGTGGCGTTTGTTTGTCATATGCTCGGTGTCGTTAAAGAAAAACGGATGTAAGGCCACACGGCCATTTTTAACGGTGCTTTTCTCAAGAAAGAGAATGGCGTAATTGTGTGGAACACCCCACGCAGCCAGCTCCTGTCCCAGTTCTTTAGCGTTTACAGAGATAATGGACATTAATGATTCTCCTGCTGTTGCATCTTATGAACGATATGAGGCGCGATAATCATCTGCACGCCATTACTGCTGTGGATCGGATGCGCCTTTTTCACCTGGCGGTTGGCGCTGCGCTTTGAAAAATCGGTGTCGCTCAAACTCCCGAACCCTTCAAACGTCAGGCGCGCCCTGGATATGCCCTGGCGCAGCTGAATCATTGCCCGGTAGTCCAGGCGTTCGAATAACTCTGACCAGTAGCATTTGCTCAGATGGGCTTTGAAAACGTCCATTCCGGAAGCAACTGCGGCCGCATGTAAAACAACCCCGCGCCATTCTGGTGTTAATTTGTCCCACCATTCGGCGGCTTCGCTTTTCTCACTCCAGTATTTACGACGGATATTACCCAACCACTTCAGGCCAATTTCCTGCTGCTTTTCGCTAATGGCCATAGCGCCCCCTGATAATCCCGAACAAACGAAACCACCATGGACGACGAGACGAACGGGCATTGAATTTGTACTGGTGGCCAGGGTTCCAGCGCTGGCCGTTTGGCAGTTCAAGCCAGCCAGTTGATCCGCTGGCCAGCTGCATGGCCGGAGATTCTTTTTTCAGGTAGGTAACGAACGCTTTCATATTTCTCCCCCTTTGCTTAAGGAAAATTGCCGGGATATTTATCCACACCCGGCCTGTGGTATTCTGGCGTTTCCACACAACCAAAATAAGGAAACTCAATGAGCTACGAAGAAATTCCTGTAGTCATTCCTGGTGAAATCGAATGCAGAGATCACAATCAACTCGCTTGCATTCGCTTCCATTACCATCTCGAAAAACCAGAAACACTTCCGAACGCAGGTGAACTGTTCACTGCACTAACACCAGAACAAGCAGTTGATGTTGTTCGTTACCTTCAGGGTTACATTCAGCGCGTGTCCATTTCTCAAGGTCATCTTCAGAATGGTGGCAAGCCCAACTAAGCAATTTTCCATGTAGAAAATAACGGTGGCGGAATACGTAAGTGGCGCCGCCGTTTTTTTGGCTTTTTTTCATAAATTCCTCACATCATTCCAGTGACATTAGTCGTCACGATATCGACGGCAGCAGCAATAACCGGCGCAGACTGGAGGCGGCTTTCAACGGTGTAAGCCAGAACGGAAAGGGAACGGATGGCATCACGGGCACGATCAAGAATTTGTGTGCGACGTGCAGCGGTCATGTGCTCAGTTGAAACGGCTTCCCCAGCGATCGCACCCACGTTTGCGGTGGCGCTTAATGCGCAAAACTGCATGTTCGCTTCAGTGGCGTTATTGACCGGAACGGACGGGAGGCAGTTAATCTGCCCCAGCATCCCATCCAGTAAACGCGCATCTTCGGTGTAATCGGTAATAGCCAGTAGCTCGTCACAGGTCAGGCGATGCGGTTGAATCGGATTCAACTTATTTCGCAGGATCTGCGGACGCATACCAACGGCAGCGGCGACATCTTCCAGATTGTGCGACAGCGCAAACGCTCGGCAAGCTGCATCAAAGTGAGCATGTTTAGAAGTCTGATAATCAAACATTGTTAGCCCCTCCCTAATCCGTACGATGAATTACGCGTTAAGCGAAACATCGCATTCGCTTAATGCCATCACGGTTAAGGCGGCCATGTTCACTTCAACCAGCCCTTTTTTCTGTGCTCCTTTAGGCTTGATAGGCAGTTTTCCGTATGAAATCAGGTTCTCAGCAGTGCTTTTGGACATGCCCGTACGGCGGCAATATTCATCAAGCGGGATATATGGATCGGGGATCACGATTGTAATGTTGGGACGCATAATGCAAACTCCTCAGGTTGTGGATACGCCAATATCCACTTTTATTAGCCAATATCTAAACATAGGAGCAAGGTTAGTTAGATAATATCTACATGTCAATACATTGTAGTCATTGCCTACACACCTTTAATTTATGGCGAGATTTAGACTAGACCCAGAATCGGATAGCGCCCCGGTACTTGATCGGGTACTTGAGGCTTATGGCTTTACGCAAAAATTACAGCTTGCCGAACATCTTGGAATTGCTTCCAGCTCAATGTCTGCGCGTTATAAACGCGGTGGGCTTCCTGCTGACATAATGCTCAAATGTATGGCTGAAACTGGCGTAACACTTGAATGGCTGGCAACAGGTCAAGGTAGAAAATTTGAGGATGAAGAAGTGGATATCCTCAAAATGCCGCGGCGTAAAATCGTTGACGGTGTGATGTATGACGCAGGGATGTACATGCTGGATAAAGTCTCTTTTTTACCCGGAATCCCTATGCCAGCCTCTCCCATATGTGTGGTAGAAGGTAATAATCAGTTCATTGTTGATACTTCATTCACAGAAGTTTATGACGATCAGTGGCTTGTAGAGATTGAGGGTAAAATGAGTATCCGTACCCTTACGCGTATTCCGATTAAGAAAGTCAGAGTTAGCGGCGTTGGTATGGCATTTGATTGTGGTATCGACGATATAACCGTAATTGGGCGCGTTGTTCTGACGATTCAGTGATATGACTGTAAGAAAACTCAGTGATGGCCAATGGGTTGCGGACTTCTATGCCGTCAACCGTAGCGATGGCAAGCAAGGGAAAAGAGTTCGCAAAAAGTTCGCGACTAAAGGCGAGGCGTTAGCATACGAAAACTACACCCTTCAAAAAGTTGAGGACACACCTTGGCTTGGAAAAGGAAAAGATAAACGCCGCCTTTCAGATCTAATACATCTCTGGTTCGAGCGTCACGGGATAACCCTGCGTGATGGTGAAAAGCGTAAAAGCGCCATGCTATGGGCTGATGAGTGCATGGGTTCTCCTATGGCTACTGAGTTCACTGCGCAACTGTTCACCGCTTATAGAGCTAAAAGGTTGGATGGCCATTTTGCCCGTACAAAGCGTGTCACTCAGGTTTCGCCGCGCACCATGAACCTAGAACACGCGTATTTCCTCGCTATATTTAATGAATTAAAGCGACTCGGGGAATGGGACGCACCGAACCCTTTAGAGAATGTTCGCCAGTTCAGAACAGAAGAAAGTGAGATGGCTTATCTTACTGAAGAGCAGATTGACAGGCTCTTAGAGGAATGCAGCCACAGCTCTGCTAAAGATTTGGAGATTATTGTCAGGGTTTGCCTGTCTACTGGCGCTCGCTGGGGAGAGGCTGAGAAATTGAAGCGCAGCCAAATTTCTACTGGAAAAATCACATTCATCAAAACTAAAGGGAAACGTAACCGCACCATCCCTCTTGATCCGAATATCATAGATAAACTGCCTAAAAAGAATGGCGCTCTTTTCAGCCCATGTTATTACGCTTTTAGGTCTGCACTCCAGAGAGCTGGAATTGAATTGCCAGCCGGGCAGTTGACGCACGTACTCAGGCACACTTTTGCGTCTCACTTTATGATGAACGCCGGGAATATATTGGTGTTACAAAAAATCTTAGGGCATACCGACATTAAAATGACAATGCGATATGCACACTTCGCTCCAAATCATTTAGAAGAAGCACTTAGATTGAATCCTTTAAGTAAATTAAATAAGCGAGATGTCTAATGAATAAAAATAACCTACAGCTTTATTTAGACTATTATTTAGGATTAAACACCCCGGGTTTCGCGGTACTAGTTACTGGTGAATGGGGTTCTGGTAAAACATTCCAAGTTAAAAACTCAATCCCACTTGAACTACAATGCCATGTAAGTTTGTTTGGAATTAACGATGCTCAAGAGGTTTATAATACAGTATTTTCTAAAATGTTCCCTGGAAAGCATCTTACCAAGAAGCTAATCGAAATTACAAAAGATTTATCTGGTGAATTCAAAGGTATTACATTTGGTGCAGGCTCATTGGCTGGCAATATACTTAGCCCATTAATCAAGATGAATGTTGATCGGAACAAGGTAATAATATTTGATGATCTCGAACGATGCCCAATGTCGAACAAGGAAATATTTGGTGTTATAAATCAATACATTGAGCATCATCAATGTAAAGTAATCATTTTAGCACATGACAAAGAAACTCATAAAGATTTCATCAAAACCAAAGAGAAAATTATTGGTCACACAATACAAATTGAACCCCAAATTGACGATGCCGCAGCAGTTTTCTTTAGCGAAAAATTTAAATTAAATAATTTCAGAGCCATTAAACCAGTAATCGTTGATGCTTTTCTGAAAACTAACTGTAAATCTCTGAGGATATTGAAATATGTTATAAATGATTGTCACAGGCTTCTTGAATGCCTTGAACCTATCCACTTAAAAAACACTACAGCAATGAAGGCACTTTTTAATTTCTTTTGCATAGTAAATATTGAACATAAATTGGGTAATATCAGCACTACTGACATAGAGAACATTTCTCAAGACTACCTCCAATATGCAATTATTTTACAACGTGAAGATGCGGAACATTCTAAACATGATAAAGCAACAAAGAAAAGATTAGCTTTTTACAGAAAATATAATGACATGGATTTAAGAAGTGAAATTCTGGATTTGAACTTAACCGCAAATATTATCGAAACTGGTGATTATCCAGAAAGTGAGATTCAAAACAGTTTAAATATGTCAAGATTTTTTATTCAGAAATTTGACACTCCGCCATGGCTAATAATAATTAATTATAACAATCAAGAAAGCACCACTGTTAGAACAGCTATAATTCGGATGTTTGAAAAGTTTAAGAATACGGAAATAATTGACATAGGCGAAATGATACATAGTTTCTGCCTTTCTTATATGCTATCAGAAAATAATGAAATCAATTACTCTTTTGATGAACTATTTGACTTTCAAATAGAGTACGTTGATAAACTTTTAAATGATAACTTACTCTCTCCAAATCCTTTAAATCCTGATCCATTTAGCGATAACTTATACGAGTCTTCCTACTCATACAGGTACTGGATTCCTAATTCATATGAAACTTATGCAAATAATATTATCAATCATATTAAAGATTCAAGAGAGAAAGCAAAAATCAAAAGATATCCCTTATTTGCTAATGAAATTCTTGAAGCAATAGGTACTGACATTGATTATTTTAAAACACTTTTGATAGGTAATCCAAACGAGCATGGATTATATTCTAATATAGATATAATGAATTCTATAGACCCTGACGATTTTGTTATTCACTGGCTCATGCTGCCAATTGAACTATGGAGCAAAGTTAGTTCAATTTTAATCGCTCGTTATAGAGGGGCAGCACACAACAATCTTGCTAATGAAAAAAATTGGTTGCAAAAAGTGATTATAAGCCTACTAATCGAAGCAAGATTACATAGGGGATTAGATAAATCCAGAATTGAAAGGCTGGCGCCATACCGCGCTTTAAAATTCTTTTAG